TCAAGAAAATAATTCTCTGACTCGTTGACCTTGCTCTTTTTTATGTTCTTCAAGTAGATGTGAATAGGTGTTTAACGTTTGCGATATTGTAGAGTGACCTAATCGTTTGCTAATATATTCAATCGGTATGCCTTTTGATAGTAAGTAAGATGTGTGAGTATGTCTAAGTGAATAGGGAGTGATGTTATCATTATTTAATCCTATTACTTCTTTTGCTTTTTTAAATGATTTGCTCACTGATGTATGACTAACCGAAAATAGCTTCCCGTTAATTCTACGTGGCAATCTGGCCAACTTTGAATTTATACGCATAATATCTCTTGGATTAACTTCTACGTCTCGTTTTGAATTCTTTGTTTTTGTTCCGGGTAAATGAACTATGCCATTTGCTTTGTTTAAATCTTTGTATGTCATATTAATAACATCGCTATATCTTGCACCAGTAATACCTAAAATATACAGAAAGATATAACTTTCTTCATCTCTTTTTTTAAAGTACTCTAGTAAGTTTAAGTAGTCTTTGATCGTTATATATTTAAACTTCTCATCTTTAGATTTTTCAGTGCCTTTGATATTAACATCATAGGTAGGGTCTTTTTTTAAATAACCATCATATAATGCGTCTTTGATACATCTTGCTAAACAACCGTGAACCTTTCTCACGGTCTCGTCGGTATGACCTTGTGCGTATTTATTTAAAAACCTTTGATATTCACTTCGCGTAATATTTTTTACTAACATGTTTTCCCCAAAAAACTCGCTAAATAACTTAATTGATCTTTCGTACCAATAAAACTGTTTGCTGGATAATTGTTTTTTATTTTTTATATTTATCCAATCATTGTAGTATTCTTTAAACTTTTTGTTATCTTCAATGTTATTTCCGTCCTCCAAATCTCTAATCAATTGTTGTGCAGCATTGCTTGCCTCTGCTTTAGTTTTGAATCCCGACTTTCTTTTCTTTCCTGATTTGAAAGACGGATGTTTTACATCGTATTGCCAAGATGTCGACGTTTTATTCTTTCTTTTTGTAATAGTAAATGATGCCATTTTATTTCTCCCTCCTCAAAATTGGCAAAAAATAATAAGGGTAGGCGGGCTACCCTAAAAATCATTAAATTATATCCAACCAAAACCTTTAGCTATTGTGAATCCTAAACCAACAATACCAATAGTCCAACTTATAATGGTATTCCTGTTTTGTTTTGCTTCTCTTTCTAATTCTTTATTATTTTCTAGCAACATATTTTTTACATCAAAATTACTTGGTAGCTTACTAATAGAATTTTGCGTTTCGATACGTAAATTATTGATATTTGTATTCAATTCAGAACGTAAACTGTTCATATTATTGTTCATGTCAGTTCTCATAGCACGCATCTCATCTTTGAACTCTCTCATACTATTATTGAATTCGTCTCTTGTTACGTAATTGCCCATATTACCACCTCCGGAATCATCGTTTTCATTTAATTCCATTATATCATCTTTCTGGTTTTCAGTATCTAAATTGAAGTTAACCGGAACATTATTGTTCGGAAATCTTCTTTTTAAAAACTCTTCATGTGGAGTAGGCATTAAGTTAGTCATTATTTATCTCCTTACGATGATATATAGGTATTTTTGTACTTAATATTTCATTGTGTTGCGACCACGTCATCCAGTTCATAAATGTTTCTTTATCGATTTTCTCTTTATCAACTTCTTCTGGCAAAACTAATATCTTTAACTGTTGATAGATATTAGTAAAATCATAACTTCTATTATTCGGTTCGAACTTATATAGTGTGAATTGAATAGTTTCATATGATTTTTTCATGGTTTCACTATTTAACTTTAATGTCCAAAAATTACGTAAATCAAAACCAATACCTCCGACTTTATCATACAAAAGAATCATCAAATATAATTCGTTTTTATCACTATATGGATTATTAATTCTATCTAAACCAGTTAATGTAAAGCGCATGCCTAGTTCTGCATGCTCATATAGTAAAGAAAAATCTAATAATGGGTCATGCTCTGTTTTTCCTGTTTGACCTATGTAAAATTGTAAATTGCTTAACATAGGGCGTATATCAATATCGCTATTTGGAACGTTCATTCTATTTCCTCCTCACGCCACACAGGCACTATTAATCTTCCTTCTTTCTTATTGAAAAAATAAAAAAGATGATTGGAATGCTTAACATTAATGGAAAAAATATGACTATTGGTAATGACAGTACCGCCATATATAAGAAGAATTTATCAAAATTATATTTTCTCATTTTCATTTCTCCTTTGTTTATATTTCCTTATATTTAAAAACTCTCAACGGCTCAAATGTAATAGAATACTCGCCATAGTGAGTTCCAATACCATATATCTTTTTATATTGTTCTATTGCTTCTAATATGTATTCTTCGCTTAATTGTAGATACTCAGACAACTCATACAAGTTGCGTACGCCATAATTATAAGCTTCTACAATTTCGCGTAGCGGTACAGCTGAGATAAAGCCGTGTCGTCTTGCGTAATTTTCGAACTTGCGATTGTTGAAATTCGAGTAATCGGCTATATCACCGTATGTAAGTTTATTATGCGCTAATTCTTCGAAGAGAATTCCTGCTTTTTCTCTATCTGATAAACCACGCTTTATTAAAATTAAATCTCCTAACCATACCCCGTCTAAATTATCTGGAAGTACATCAGCCTCTCTTATTTCAATATAATCATGTTGTATTAAAGTTTCTTCATATAATCCCATCTGATACATCCTTTACTTACGTTTACTTCTTATATAATCTGCATAATCTAAAACTCTTTGCCACTCGTCATCAGTTAATTCTCCTTCTAAATGAGCTGCACGATGTTGTACTTCGTTTTCTGTTTGTCTATTTTTTAATAGTAAATATTCTGGGGTAACTTTCAATGCATTGGCAATCTCAGCTATATCCTCCATAGGTATTTTTCTGCTACCGTTTTCATATCGGGATAAGGTAGATTTATTGACACCTATCTTAGTTGCAAAATCAGTTAAATTCACATTATTCTCTTTTCGTAGTTGTTTGATTAATTTACCTATTTCCGCTGAAGTTCTCATTTCAAATTTACCTCCGTTTTATTTATAACAGTATAATAACACTTTTCCATATAGGAAACAACTAGCATTTTAAAAGAATAAAAAATATTTTTCGAGATTTTTGTTGACAATTAGGAAACTTAGGTTTAGTATTGAGTTAACTTCAAAAAACGGAGGTGAGCAAATGTATGAGTTCAACGTCAAAAGAATGAAAGCTGAACGCATTGCTAAAGGCATTTCGATTTCTGATATGGCAAAAAAATTAGGAATGACACCAGGAACTTATTCAAAAAAAGAAAACGGGCATATTAGAATTAATGTTGACGATTTAGCAAAAGTAATTGAAGTACTAGAATTGCCACAAGATAAGTGCGGTATTTTTTTTACTTATAGAGTTTCCAAAATGTCAACAGAACAAAAACAAACATCTTAAAAGGAGGACACAATGGAACAAATCACGTTAACCAAAGAAGAGTTGAAAGAAATTATAGCGAAAGAAGTTAGAAATGCTATAAAAGGCGAGAAACCAATCAGCTCAGGTGCAATTTTCAGTAAAGTAAGAATCAATAATGACGATTTAGAAGAAATCAATAAAAAACTCAATTTCGCAAAAGATTTGTCGCTAGGAAGATTGAGGAAGCTCAATCATCCGATTCCGCTAAAAAAGTATCAGCATGGCTTCGAATCAATTCATCAAAAAGCTTATGTACAAGATGTTCATGACCATATTAGAAAATTAACATTATCAATTTTTGGAGTGACACTTAATTCAGACTTGAGTGAAAGTGAATACAACCTAGCAGCAAAAGTTTATCGAGAAATCAAAAACTATTATTTATACATCTATGAAAAGAGAGTTTCAGAATTAACTATCGATGATTTCGAATAAAGGAGGAACAACAAATGTTACAAAAATTTAGAATTGCGAAAGAAAAAAATAAATTAAAACTCAAATTACTCAAGCATGCTAGTTACTGTTTAGAAAGAAACAACAACCCTGAACTGTTGCGAGCAGTTGCAGAGTTGTTGAAAAAGGTTAGCTAAATTCAACGGTAAGGATTTGCCCTGCCTCCACACTTAGAGTTTGAGATCCAACAAACACATAAGTTTTAGTAGGGTCTAGAAAAAATGTTTCGATTTCCTCTTTTGTAACAGTTTCAATTCCTTCATATCCTGGAAAAACAATTTTCTTTAAATCCGAAACATGTTTTTTTGAACCATCCTTTAAAGTAACTAGAAGTTTCATACTTATCACCTCCTTAGGTTGATAACAACATTATACACGAAAGGAGCATAAACATTATGCAAGAATTACAAACATTTAATTTTGAAGAATTACCAGTAAGGACATTAGAAGTTGATGGAGAACCATATTTTATAGGGAAAGATGTTGCTGACATTTTAGGATATGCAAACGGACGAGATGCTTTGTCAAAACATGTTGATGCAGAAGATAAGCTGACGTCGCAAATCGCGACGGCAGGTCAAAACAGAAATGTAACGATCATCAACGAATCAGGACTATACAGTTTAATCTTTTCTAGCAAATTAGAAAATGCAAAACGATTCAAACGCTGGGTAACTTCGGAAGTTTTACCAACTTTAAGAAAAACCGGAGCGTACCAAGTGCCTAGCGACCCAATGCAAGCATTGAGATTAATGTTTGAAGCTACAGAAGAAACTAAACAAGAAATTAAAAACGTAAAAGATGATGTTATTGATTTGAAAGAAAATCAAAAATTGGATGCGGGAGACTACAATTTCTTAACTAGAACTATTAATCAAAGAGTTGCACATATCCAAAGGCTACATGCGATAACGAATCAAAAACAACGTAGCGAATTATTCAGGGATATTAATTCAGAAGTGAAAAAGATGACTGGTGCAAGCTCAAGAACGAATGTAAGACAAAAACATTTCGACGATGTAATTGAAATGATTGCTAACTGGTTCCCGTCACAAGCTACGTTATACAGAATCAAGCAAATTGAAATGAAATTCGAAAACGAAATATAGGAGGGGAAGAATATGGAATACATCGGATATGCAGACGCAAATGCGTTTGTAAAAATAAGTGGCATTTCAAAAGATGATCTAGAGAAAAAAGTTTACTCGAACAAAGAGTTTCAAAAAGAATGCATGTACAGATTTGGTCGAGGACAAAAGCGTTATATAAAAATTGACAAAGCTATTCAATTTATCGGTACCAATTTAATGATTAATGAATACGAATTATAGGAGGAGTTATCAAATGAGTAAAACTTATAAAAGTTACCTATTAGCAGTACTGTGCTTCACAATCTTAGCGATTGTGCTTATGCCATTGCTGTACTTCACTACAGCATGGTCAATTGCAGGATTCGCAAGTATCGCAACATTCATATTCTATAAAGAATACTTTTATGAAGAATAAAAAACTGCTACTTGCGCCAACAAGTAACAGTGACAAACGATTAACAAAATTAATTCGTGTTCAATATAAAACGAAAAACGGAGGAAGTCAAGATGTATTACGAAATAGGCGATATCATACGCAAAAATATTCATGTTAACGGATTCGATTTTAAGCTATCCATTTTAAAAGGTCATATGGGCATATCAATACAAGTTAAAGATATGAACAACGTACCAATTAAACATGCTTATGTCGTAGATGAGAATGACTTAGATATGGCATCAGACTTATTCAACCAAGCAATAGATGAATGGATTGAAGAGAACACAGACGAACAGGACAGACTAATTAACTTAGTCATGAAATGGTAGGAGGCATGAAAAGTGAATGAATTACAAGAGAGAGAACTAGAAACATTTGAACAAGACGACCGATTCAAAGTAACAGACTTAGACAGTGCTAACTGGGTCTTTAAGAAACTAGATGCAATCACAACTAAAGAGAATGAAATCAACGAGTTAGCAAATAAAGAAATTGAACGCATAAACGAATGGAAAGATAAAGAAGTAGAAAAATTACAGAGTGGCAAAGAATATTTACAAAGCCTTGTAATTGAATATTTCAGAATACAAAAAGAACAAGATAGCAAATTCAAGTTGAATACACCTTACGGAAAAGTGACAGCCAGAAAAGGTTCAAAAGTCATTCAAGTTAGCAATGAGCAAGAAGTTATTAAACAACTTGAGCAACGAGGTTTTGACAACTATGTAAAGGTAACTAAAAAACTTAGCCAATCAGACATTAAGAAAGATTTCAATGTAACTGAAAACGGCACTTTAATTGACGCAAACGGCGAAGTTTTAGAGGGTGCTAGCATTGTTGAGAAACCAACATCATACACGGTAAAGGTGGGAGAATAGATGACTGAACAACTTAATTTATACCAAAAAATAGCGGATGTTAAAGCGAATATTGCGGGCTTCACAAAAGATACTAAGGGATATAACTTTTCGTATGTTTCAGGATCTCAAATATTACACAGAATAAGAGAAAAGATGATTGAACATAATTTATTGCTAGTCCCCAATACGTCAAATGAAAATTGGACAACACATACTTTTAAAAACAAAAAAGGTCAAGAAGTGACAGAATTCATAGTTGAAATGGATTTGAATTATACATGGATTAATGCTGATAAACCAGAAGAACAGTATGAAGTTAGTTATCATGCTTACGGTCAACAAAATGATATTTCACAAGCACATGGAACAGCGTTAACTTATGCTGAACGCTATTTCTTAATGAAGTTCTTTAACATCCCAACCGATGAAGATGACGCAGACGCAAAACAAAAACAAGATAAATATTCAGCAGTAAGTCAAGAACTTAAAGACATGCTAACTAAAGAAGCAAATGATTTTATAGCCATAGCTAAAGAAAGTGGATTTGCTGAAAAACACCAAGAACAAATTAACAAATTAGAAAAAATGAACGTCGAAACACTGAACAAAAACCAAATCAATGTAACCAGACAACAGATAAAAAAATGGCTTGGAGGAATTGAATAATGAATACAGTAAATTTAATTGGGAACCTAGTGGCAGATCCAGAATTAAAAGGTCAAAACAACAACGTAGTTAACTTTGCAATTGCAGTACAGAGACCATTCAAAAACAAACAAACTAACGAATATGAAACAGACTTCATTCGTTGTGTTGCATTTGGTAAGACTGCTGAAATCATCGCTAATAACTTTAATAAAGGTAATAAAATTGGCGTTACTGGTTCAATACAAACCGGTAGTTATGAAAATAATCAAGGACAGAAAGTGTTTACTACAGACATCGCAGTCAACAATATAACTTTCGTTGAACGTAAAAACAACGGTCAATCTAACAACCAACAACAGCATAATTCATATAACGCACCACAGAATAGACAGCAATCAAATAATCCATTTGCTAATGCTAATGGTCCTATAGAAATCTCTGACGATGATTTACCTTTCTAGGACGTGATTAAATGGCTCAAATCAAAAACTATATCACTCAAGATGACGGCACAACAACAGTCGTTATCGAGGGTGCCGAGCTAGGAGACAAAGAAACATTATTACTTGATAACGGCTACGAAGTCGAATGTGATTTGCGAATCGAAGACCCATTCAAAATAACAGACAAGCAACGAAGAAAAATATTTGCGCTCTGTAACGACATAGAGAGCCACACAGGCCAACCACGTGACTATATGAGGTATTTGTTCCAAGAATATGTAACGGTTCTGTATGACTATGACAAGAGTATTTCGTTAAGTGACTGTACACGGATGCAAGCGAATCAAATTATCGAGGTAACACTCGATTGGATATTTCACAACGACATACCGCTTAGTTATAAAACAAGCGACTTGCTGAAACAAGATAAATCATTCTTATACTGGTCAACTGTTAACCGCAACTGTGTAATATGCGGAAAGCCTCACGCTGACCTAGCACATTATGAAGCAGTTGGCAGAGGCATGAACAGAAACAAAATGAACCACTATGACAAACATGTATTAGCGTTATGTCGCGAACACCATAACCAGCAACATGCGATTGGCGTTAAGTCGTTTGATGATAAATATCACTTGCATGACTCGTGGATAAAAGTTGATGAGAGGCTCAATAAAATGCTGAAAGGAGAGAAAAGGAATGAATAGACTAAGAATAATAAAAATAGCACTCCTAATCGTCATCTTGGCGGAAGAGATTAGAAGCGCTAAAAAAATTAAAAAATTTACCCCTGAGGATTCTAAAGGTTTTCCTGATATAACAAAAGATTCAATAAAAGAACCTAAATAAAAATATTATGGTTGATAAAATCCCATTGTTCTTTTGTTAACCACCCTTGTTTGTTATTGACTATTTCTGTAACAAACAGCTTATCTCCAGAATCGAGATAAGGTTTCAACTTTTCTATCATTTCTGAAGTTGATAAAGAAGAACGGAATAAAAATGAAGATTTCCAATAATTGCAATGACCATTAGAAATTTCCTTTTTTATAACATTTCTCAATTCCTCATATTTTTGTCCGGGTGAGTTTAAATCATATGTTAACATATAAGGTTTTTCCATATTTTATTCACCCCCAATCTAACGCAGTAGCGATAACAAAATTATACCAGAAAGGAGAATCAACATGACTGACCAACCAAGTTACTACTCAATAATTACAGCAAATGTCAGATACGATAACCGACTTACTGACAGCGAAAAGTTACTTTTTGCAGAAATAACATCTTTAAGTAACAAATACGGATACTGCACAGCAAGTAATGGTTACTTTGCAACTTTATACAACGTTGTTAAGGAAACTATATCTCGTAGAATTTCGAACCTTACCAACTTTGGTTATCTAAAAATCGAAATTATCAAAGAAGGTAATGAAGTTAAACAAAGGAAGATGTACCCCTTGACGCAAACGTCAATACCTATTGACGCAAAAATCAATACCCCTATTGATAATTCTGTCAATACCCCTATTGACGCAAATGTCAAAGAGAATAATACAAGTATTAATAATACAAGTAATAACAATATAAATAGAATAGATATATTGTCGGGCAACCCGACAGCATCTTCTATACCCTATAAAGAAATTATCGATTACTTAAACAAAAAAGCGGGCAAGCATTTTAAACACAATACAGCTAAAACAAAAGATTTTATTAAAGCAAGATGGAATCAAGATTTTAGGTTGGAGGATTTTAAAAAGGTGATTGATATCAAAACAGCTGAGTGGCTAAACACGGATAGCGATAAATACCTTAGACCAGAAACACTTTTTGGTAATAAATTTGAGGGATACCTCAATCAAAAAGCAGAACCAACTGGCATAGATCAATTGGAACGTATGAAGTACGACGAAAGTTATTGGGATTAGGGGGGATATTATGAAACCACTATTCAGTGAAAAGATAAACGAAAGTTTGAAAAAATATCAACCTACTCATGTCGAAAAAGGATTGAAATGTGAGAGATGTGGAAGTGAATATGACTTATATAAGTTTGCTCCTACTAAAAAACACCCGAATGGTTACGAGTATAAAGACGGTTGCAAATGTGAAATCTATGAGGAATATAAGCGAAACAAGCAACGGAAGATAAACAACATATTCAATCAATCAAACGTTAATCCGTCTTTAAGAGATGCAACAGTCAAAAACTACAAGCCACAAAATGAAAAACAAGTACAAGCTAAGCAAACAGCAATAGAGTATGTACAGGGTTTCTCTACAAAAGAACCAAAATCATTAATATTTCAAGGTTCATATGGAACTGGTAAAAGCCACCTAGCATACGCTATCGCAAAAGCAGTTAAAGCTAAAGGGCATACAGTTGCTTTTATGCATATACCAATGTTGATGGATCGTATCAAAGCGACATACAACAAAAATGCAGTAGAGACTACAGACGAACTAGTCAAATTACTTAGTGAGATTGATTTACTTGTACTAGATGATATGGGTGTAGAAAACACAGAACACACTATAAATAAACTTTTCAGCATTGTTGATAACAGAGTAGGTAAAAACAACATCTTTACAACTAACTTTAGTGATAAAGAACTAAATCAAAATATGAACTGGCAACGTATAAATTCGAGAATGAAACACAACGCAAGAAAAGTAAGAGTAATCGGAGACGATTTCAGGGAGCGAGATGCGTGGTAATCACAAAACAAAATATAAAAGAAATATTACATTGTAGAGATGTATATGCTCAAAAGATGATTGATTTTGCAAACGGAGACCAAGAGAAACTTAAAAAACTTATTGATGATAAGTTGAAAGAAAAAGAAGAAAGACCCGCAATCGTCGAATATTAAGGAGTGTTAAAAATGCCGAAAGAAAAATATTACTTATACCGAGAAGATGGCACGGAAGATATTAAGGTCATCAAGTATAAAGACAACGTAAATGAAGTTTATTCGCTCACAGGAGCCCATTTCAGCGACGAAAAGAAAATTATGACTGATAGTGACCTAAAACATTTTAAAGGTGCTCACGGGCTTCTATATGAGCAAGAGCTAGGATTACAAGCAACGATATTTGATATTTAGAGGTGGCACATGGAAGTACATTACAGTAGTAAAACAAACGAGTGGACAACACCACAACATTTATTTGATGACCTAAGCGAAGAATTCAGTTTTACATTAGATCCTTGTTCAACAGACGAGAACGCCAAATGCCGGAAGTATTATACAGTAAAAGATAATGGGTTAATTCAAGACTGGTCTGAGAACATTGTTTTTATGAACCCGCCATACGGTCGAAGTATTAAGCGTTGGGTCAAGAAGGCTTACGAAGAAAGTTTGAAAGGCGCAACGGTAGTTTGTTTAATACCCGCAAGAACAGACACGACATATTGGCATGATTACATTTTTAATAAGGCTGATGATATAAGATTCCTACGCGGTCGTCTGAAGTTTGGAGATAGTAAAAACAGCGCTCCTTTTCCTAGCGCAATTATCGTTTATAGAGGTGGACGATGAGTAAATACAACGCTAAGAAAGTTGAGTACAAAGGAATTGTATTTGATAGCAAAGTAGAATGTGAATATTACCAATATTTAGAAAGTAATATGAATGGCACTAACTATGATCGTATCGAACTACAACCGAAATTCGAACTACAACCTAAATTTGGGAAGCAAAGACCGATTACGTATATAGCCGATTTCTCTTTGTGGAAGGAAGGGAAACTGGTTGAAGTTATAGACGTTAAAGGTAAGGCGACTGAAGTTGCCAACATCAAAGCGAAGATATTCAGATATCAGTATAAAGATGTGAATTTAACGTGGATATGTAAAGCGCCTAAATACACAGGTCAAGAATGGATGGTATATGAGGACTTAGTGAAAGTCAGACGTAAAAGAAAAAGAGAAATGAAGTGATTTAATGCAACAACAAGCATATATAAATGCAACGATTGATATAAGGATACTTACAGAAGTTGAATATCAGCGTTTCGATGATGTCGATGATGAAAAAGATATGCTAGCAGAGCGTTTAGATAAAAATCCAGATGAGTTATTGAAGTATGACGACATAAAAATAAGACATGCATATATAGAGGTGGAATAAATGAGTATCGTAAAGATTAACGGTAAACCGTATAAATTTACCGAACATGAAAATGAATTGATAAAAAAGAATGGTTTAACTCCAGGAATGGTTGCAAAAAGAGTACGAGGTGGCTGGGCGTTGTTAGAAGCCTTAAACGCACCTTATGGCATGCGCTTAGCTGAGTATAAAGAAATTGTGTTATCCAGAATTATGCAACGAGAGGCTAGAGAACGTGAAATAGCTAGGCAACGACGTAAAGAGGCTGAGCTAAGAAGAAAGAAGCCACATTTGTTTAATGTACCACAGAAACATTCACGTGATCCGTACTGGTTCGATATTACTTATAACCAAATGTTTAAGAAATGGCAGGAAGCATAAATGCCTAAAACCGATAACGCATGCAAAGAATACTTAAACCAATTTTTCGGCTTTAAGAGATATCTTTATCGGGATAACGAGCGAGTGGCTCATACTCATGTAGTAAACGGTACTTATTACTTTCATGGGCATATCGTGCCAGGTTGGCAAGGCGTGAAGAAGACGTTTGATACAACCGAAGAGCTTGAAACATATATAAAGCAACATGGTTTGGAATACGAGGAGCAGAAGCAACTAACTTTATTTTAGAGGAGATGGAAATGATGAATAATCGCGAACAAATTGAACAATCCGTTATCAGTGCTAGTGCGTATAACGGTAATGATACAGAGGGATTACTAAAAGAGATTGAGGACGTATATAAGAAAGCGCGAGCGTTTGATGAAATACTTGAAGGTTTACCTAATGCTATGCAAGATGCACTCAAAGAAGATATTTATCTTGATGAAGCAGTAGGGATTATGACGAGTCAAGTTGTCTATAAATATGAGGAGGAGCAGGAAAATGACTAACACATTAACAATTGATCAGTTACAAGAGTTATTACAAATACAAAAGGAGTTCGACGATAGAATACCAACTAGAAATTTAAATGACACAGTAGCTAGTATGATTATTGAATTTGTAGAGTGGATTAACACACTTGAGTTTTTTAAAAATTGGAAGAAACAACCAGGTAAGCCACTAGATACACAATTAGATGAGATTGCTGATTACTTAGCTTTCAGTTTGCAATTAACTTTGACTATTGTTGATGAAGAAGATTTGGAAGAAACTACTGAGGTTATGGTTGATTTAATTGAAAATGAAGTTACTTTACCTAAACTACATTCAGTTTATTTTGTTCATGTAATGCATACACTAACAGAACAATTTGTAAAAGGTATTGATAATAGCATTGTACAAGTTTTAATAATGCCGTTTTTGTACGCCAATACTTACTATTCTATCGACCAACTCATTGACGCATACAAAAAGAAAATGAAAAGGAATCATGAAAGACAAGATGGAACAGCAGACGCAGGAAAAGGATACGTGTAAAGACATCTTAGATCGAGTCAAGGAGGTTTTGGGGAAGTGAGTTACATCATTACATTAGTTCTAATACTTGTATTCATAGTAATATTTAACAATTTACTCAACAGATATATGGTTTTGTACAAAGAATTAGATTTATTTACATGCAGAATTGGAATGTTATTAGTCTTAATCGTTATAGTAGATTTTGCAAAACAACAAAATATGTTAGCTACATTGAGTGTTTTACTAATACTTTTATTCGTAGAAAAACTTAGAATCATTCAAAGGAGTGATAAGAAGTGACGCAATACTTAGTCACAACATTCAAAGATTCAACAGGACAACCACATGAACATTTTACTACTGCTAGAGATAATCAGACGTTTACAGTTGTTGAGGCAGAGAGTAAAGAAGAAGCGAAAGAGAAATATGAGTCACAAAATACACCTATTGTTTACTACACTAATAATTCTAAAGTGACCTTATTCGAAAGACCTAGTGAAGAAGTATTAGGTTCTTTGTTCGAAAAGAAATAAAATCATTAAAGAGGGGAGATAATAATGTTTAATACACCTAAAATGAAATTACCAGAAAAGCACACCGAGGTATTTAAGACGTATAAAAATGGAACGCCAGAAGAAAAAGCTGAGATTGAAGGCTGTTTTATTAAAACTGTTAAAGATGAAGATAGTGAATTTTACAGCCCTATGTTAGCCAGTCTAAATGAACAACAGTTAAAGAGTATGTTGAGACAGGTACTTTTTTTGATTGATACAGGAGATGACAATGATGATTAAACAAATATTAAGACTAATATTCTTACTAGCGATGTATGAGCTAGGTAAGTATGTAACTGAGCAAGTATATATTATGATGACGGCTAATGATGATGTAGAGGTGCCGAGTGACTTCGCAAAGTTGAGCGATCAGTCTGATTTGATGAGGGCGGAGGTGTCGGAATAGATGTATAGCAAAGAGTCAATTGTTAATATGATAGGCACACATAAAATGAAGTGCAATGTGTTAGCTGATGTAATACCGGAATATGATAGCAATTCAATCGCACAGTACGGCATACAAGCAACGTTACCAAAACCACAAGGGGAAAACTCAAGCAAAGTTGAAGATGTTGTTGTGAGGCTTGAGAGAGCAAATAAAAGGTATGCGCAGATGTTAAAAGAAGTTGAGTTTATAAATCAATCACAACAGAGATTAGGACACGTTGACTTTTGCTTCTTAGAGTTGTTGAAGAAAGGTTATAACAGGGATGCAATTATCAAGAAGATGCCTAACTCTAAATTGAACAGGAACAACTTCTTAGCACGACGCGATGAATTGGCAGAAAAGATTTATCTACTACAGTGACGAAAATGACGAAAATGACAGAAATGACGAAAATGACACTATTTTTAAACTGTGAATTAATTTTATATAATTGATTTGTAAGAATTATCTTAACACGTGGGGTAATAGCCACATTAGATGTTCTCATCGATGTGATTGAGAAGTGACAAACATATAAAAATTGATATGTTACGCTATTAATCACTTACTACCTGCCTATATGGTGGGTAGTTTAATTCTTGCATTTTGAGTCATAACTATTTTCCTCCTTTCACATTTATTGAACGTAGCTCCTGCACGAGATGTAGGGGCATTTTTATATTTAAAAAATAACAAGAGTAATTAACGTAAAGGCGTGTGATACAGTGAAAACAATTGATTAAATTAACACCGAAGCAAGAAAAGTTTGTATTAGGACTCATCGAGGGCAAGAGCCAACGCAAAGCTTATATTGACGCAGGCTATTCGACTAAAGGCAAAAGTGATAATTATATAGATAGTCGAGCTTTTGAGTTGAGTAAGAATAGTGCGGTTTTAGATAGGTATGAAGAATTGCGTCAAGAAGCAGCTGAACAATCAAAATGGACACGCCAAAAGGCTTTTGAAGAATATGAGTGGTTAAAGAATGTAGCTAAGAATGACATTGAAATAGAGGGAGTAAAGAAAGCGACAGCTGATGCATTCCTCGCTAGTTTGGACGGCATGAATAGAATGACGTTAGGAAATGAAGTTCTGACTAACAAAAAGATTGAAACTGAAATCAAGATGCTTGAGAAGAAGATTGAACAAATAGATAAAGGTGACAGTGGAACAGAAGATAAAATCAAACAACTTCACGACGCAATAACGGAAGTGATCGTCAATGAATAAACTTAAATCTTTATATACGGACAAACAAATTGAAATATTGAAGCAAACGCAAAAACAAGATTGGTTTATGTTAATTAATCACGGAGCAAAGCGTACAGGTAAAACAATATTAAACAATGACTTATTTTTACGTGAGTTAATGCGTGTGCGAAAGATAGCAGACGAAGAAGGAATTGAGACACCTCAATATATACTTGCTGGTGCAACATTAGGTACGATTCAAAAAAACGTACTAATAGAGTTAACTAACAAATATGGCATTGAGTTTAATTTTGATAAATATAATTCATTCATGTTATTTGGCGTTCAAGTGGTTCAGACAGGTCACAGTAAAGTAAGTGGTATAGGAGCTATACGTGGTATGACATCGTTTGGTGCATATATCAATGAAGCGTCGTTAGCGCATGAAGAGGTGTTTGACGAGATTAAGTCACGTTGTAGTGGAACTGGTGCAAGAATATTGGTAGATACCAACCCTGACCATCCCGAGCATTGGTTGTTGAAAGATTATATTGAAAATACAGATCCTAAAGCAGGTATACTGAGTCACCAATTTAAGCTCGATGACAATAACTTTCTTAATGATAGATATAAAGAGTCTATTAAGGCTTCAACACCATCAGGTATGTTCTATGAACGTAATATCAACGGTATGTGGGTGTCTGGTGACGGTGTAGTATATGCCGACTTTGATTTGAATGAGAATACGATTAAAGCAGATGAACTGGACGACATACCTATCAAAGAATACTTTGCTGGTGTCGACTGGGGTTACGAGCACTATGGATCTATTGTGTTAATAGGACGAGGTATAGATGGTAACTTTTATTTTATTGAGGAGCACGCACACCAATTTAAGTTTATTGATGATTGGGTGGTTATTGCAAAAGATATTGTAAGTAGATATGGCAATATTAATTTTTACTGCGATACTGCACGACCTGAATACATCACTGAATTTAGAAGACATAGATTACGTGCAATTAACGCTGATAAAAGTAAACTATCGGGTGTAGAGGAAGTTGCTAAGTTGTTCAAACAAAACAAGTTACTTGTTCTTTATGATAATATGGATAGGTTTAAGCAAGAGGTATTTAAATATGTTTGGCACCCTACAAACGGAGAGCCTATAAAAGAATTTGATGACGTGTTGGACTCGTTAAGATATGCCATATACACACATACTAAACCTGAACGATTAAGGAGGGGGAAATGGCATTGTATAAGTTAATAGATGATATTGAAGCACAAGGAATATTGCCTAAGCATATTGAGGCTCTAATAGAGTCACATAAAGACGATAGAGAGAGAATGGTTAATCTCTATAATAGATACAAGACACATATTGACTATGTACCAATATTCAAACGTCGACCAATTGAAGAAAAAGAAGATTTTGAAACTGGTGGAAATGTAAGGCGATTAGACGTGTCTGTTAATAACAAACTTAACAACTCTTTTGACAGCGAAATTGTTGATACACGTGTTGGTTATTTACATGGTGTTCCTGTTACTTATGATTTAGATGAAAACGCAGAAAAAAACGAAAAGTTGAAAAAGTTTATAACCAACTTTGCCATTAGAAATAGTGTTGATGATGAGGATTCTGAAATAGGTAAAATGGCAGCAATTTGCGGATATGGTGCTAGGTTAGCATATATTGATACGAATGGTGATATTAGGATTAAGAATATAGATCCCTATAATGTTATTTTTGTTGGCGACAATATTTTAGAACCTACATACTCATTGCGCTACTTTTATGAAAAAGATGATGATAATGGCACTGATTATGTGTACGCAGAGTTTTACGATAATACTTATTATTATGTATTTCGAGGAGAAGGTATTGACGCTTTGCAAGAAGTTGGACGATATGAACATTTATTTGATTACAATCCATTGTTTGGTGTACCTAACAACAAAGAGATGATAGGAGATGCTGAAAAGGTTATTCACTTAATTGACGCATATGATTTAACAATGAGCGATGCATCAAGTGAGATTAGTCAGACACGTTTAGCATACCTTGTGTTACGCGGTATGGGTATGAGTGAAGAAATGATTCAAGAAACACAAAAGAGTGGCGCATTTGAGTTGTTCGACAAAGATATGGACGTTAAATACTTAACAAAAGATGTAAATGACACAATGATTGAGAACCATTTAGATCGAATCGAAAAGAATATCATGCGTTTTGCAAAGTCAGTAAACTTTAATTCTGACGAGTTTAACGGAAATGTACCTATCATTGGAATGAAACTTAAACTTATGGCTTTAGAGAACAAGTGTATGACGTTTGAGCGTAAGATGACAGCTATGTTGAGGTATCAATTCAAAGTTATTTTATCTGCATTAAAGCGTAAAGGGTACAACTTGGATGATGATAGTTATTTAAACCTGATATTTAAGTTCACTCGTAACATTCCAGTTAATAAGTTAGAAGAATCACAAGTGCTAATTAACCTGAAGGGACAAGTTTCAGAACGAACAAGGTTAGGACAATCACAACTAGTTGATGATGTTGATTACGAATTAGACGAAATGGAAAAAGAAAGTCTTGAATTTAATGACAAATTACCTGACATAGATGAAGGTGACGCAAATGACAAATCCCAAAATAACCAATCAGAATGATATTGATGAGTATATCGAGGGTTTAATCTCTAAAGCAGAAAAACCAATAGAACAACTATTTGCTAATCGACTTAAAGAGATAAAACAAATCATCGCAGATATGTTTGAGAAATATCAAAATGATGATGTGTATGTTACATGGACTGAATTCAATAAATACAACAGGCTCAATAAGGAGTTAACTCGTATAGGTACAATGTTGACTGATGACTATAGGCAAGTAGCTAAGATGATTCAGAAGTCACAAGAAGATGCTTATATAGAAAAATTCCTTATGAGCCTTTATTTATATGAAATGGCGAGTCAAACATCTATGCAGTTTGATGTTCCGAGTAAAGAGGTAATCAAATCAGCTATTGAACAACCTATTGAGTTCATTCGTTTAATGCCAACACTACAAAAACATCGTGATGAAGTATTGAAAAAGATACGTATGCACATTACACAAGGTATTATGAGTGGAGAGGGTTACTCTAAGATAGCAAAAGCAATACGCGATGATATCGGCATGTCTAAAGCTCAATCATTGCGTGTGGCTCGTACAGAAGCAGGCAGAGCAATGTCACAAGCTGGACTTGATAGCGCAATGGTTGCTAAAGATAACGGTTTGAAGATGAAGAAACGTTGGCATGCTACTAAAGATACACGAACACGTGATACTCATCGTCATTTAGATGGGGAATCAGTGGAAATAGATCAGAATTTTAAATCAAGTGGGTGTGTTGGGCAGGCGCCCAAGCTATTTATTGGTGTAAACAGTGCGAAAGAGAATATTAATTGTCGTTGCAAATTACTTTATTATATTGATGAAAATGAATTGCCAACTGTAATGAGAGCACGTAAAGACGATGGTAAAAATGAAGTTATCCCATTCATGACTTATCGTGAGTGGGAGAAATATAAGCGAAAAGGTGGTAATTGATATGGATTTTAAAATAAAAGTAAATGTTGATACTGGCGAAGCTATAGAAAAGTTAGAACGCATTAAATCCTTGTACGAAGAGATAATAGAGTTACAAAACGAAAAAGTTGTTGTAAACGTAACAGTTAAAAATGAAGCTGATTTAGATATGGTTAAAACATCTATTAGCGAAGAAAATGCTAAAAATAATGATTTCACACTTTTTTAGTTGTCTCTTTGCTACTCGACCTTAGCATGTCGTTAAACTGCTTTTTATTATGCACTTTTCGGACTGTTAGGGTACGCGAAGGGCAAAAAGGAGTTTTGATATATGAATATCGAAGAAGTTAAGTCTTTTTTTGAAGAACACAAAGACGATAAAGAAGTAAAAGATTATCTAAACGGACTTAAGACGGTGTCTGTTGATGACGTTAAAGGCTTTTTAGATACAGAAGAAGGTAAACGATTCATTCAACCTGAATTAGATCGTTATCATTCGAAAGGATTAGAATCATGGAAAGAGAAAAATCTTGAGGATCTAATCGAACAAGAAGTACGGAAGCGTAATCCTGAGCAATCAGAAGAACAAAAACGTATTAGTGCTCTTGAACAAGAGTTAGAAAAACGCGACGCAGAGGCAAAACGTGAGAAGTTAAGAAGTAACGCGCTAGGTAAAGCGCAGGAACTAAATTTACCAACATCCTTAGTTGATAGATTTTTAGGCGATTCTGATGAAGATACTGAGCAAAACTTAAAAGCTTTAAAAGAAACCTTTGACAAGTATGTTCAAAAAGGTGTTGAGTCTAAATTTAAATCGAGTGGAAGAGATGTTAAAGAATCACAAAATCAAGATTTAGACCCTTCAAATGTAAAGTCCATTGAAGAAATGGCGAAAGAAATCAATATTAGAAAATAAAGTGAGGTAATAAAATATGGCAACTCCAACATACACGCCAGGCAATGTTATTTTATCGGATTTTAAAAACGGCGTTATTCCAGCAGAACAAGGTACTTTAATCATGAAAGACATTATGGCTAATTCAGCAATTATGAAATTAGCTAAAAATGAGCCAATGACAGCACAAAAGAAAAAATTTACTTACTTAGCAAAAGGTGTAGGCGCCTACTGGGTATCAGAAACGGAACGTATTCAAACTTCTAAGCCTGAATATGCACAAGCAGAAATGGAAGCTAAGAAAATTGGTGTAATTATTCCGTTATCAAAAGAGTTTCTTAAATGGACTGCAAAAGATTTCTTTAATGAGGTTAAACCTCTAATTGCAGAGGCATTTTACAAAGCGTTTGACCAAGCTGTTATCTTTGGTACTAAATCACCTTACAACACTTCAACTAGTGGTAAACCGCTTGTTGAAGGCGCAGAAGAGAAAGGTAACGTTGTTACAGATACTAATAATTTATACGTAGACCTTTCGGCATTAATGGCTACTATTGAAGATGAAGAGTTAGATCCAAACGGAGTATTAACTACACGTTCATTCAGAAGTAAAATGCGTAATGCTTTAGATGCTAATGACAGACCATTATTTGATGCTAACGGGAACGAGATTATGGGATTACCACTATCTTATACTGGAGCGGATGTATACGACAAAAAGAAATCGTTAGCACTAATGGGTGATTGGGATTACGCACGTTACGGTATCTTACAAGGTATTGAGTATGCAATTTCTGAAGATGCCACGTTAACGACGTTACAAGCATCAGATGCTTCTGGCCAACCAGTATCATTATTTGAACGTGATATGTTCGCTTTACGTGCGACGATGCATATTGCATACATGAACGTTAAACCAGAAGCGTTCGCAACGCTTAAACCAACTGAATAGGAGGAGATATGATGGCTAATCCTGCAGAAGAGATTAAGGTAAAAAAAGACAATATGACTATTACTGTTACAAAGAAGGCATTTGACTCTTATTACAGTCTTGTCGGTTACAAAGAGGTTAAATCACGTCGTACTACGTCTGATAAAAGCGAGTGATAAAAATGACTCTTTATGAAGATGTTAAACTTTTACTCAAGAAAAATGGAGTGGAAGTTAAAAGTGATGAAGAAGAAATATTTAAGATGGAAGTTGACGGAATACTAGAAGATGTTAGGGATATAACAAACAATGATTTTATGAAAGATGGTCAAGTCATTTATCCTTACTCAATCAAAAAGTATGTCGCAGACGTCCTAGAGTATTATCAACGACCTGAAGTTAAAAAGAATTTAAAGTCAAGAAGTATGGGGACAGTGTCGTACACTTATAACGATGGTGTCCCTGATTACATTAGTGGAGTATTAAACAGGTATAAACGAGCAAAGTTTCATCCGTTTAAACCAATAAGGTAGAGGTGTTGTTTGTGTTTAACCCATACGACGAATTCCCTCACACTATTTCTATTGGAAGTATCAAAAAAGTAGGAGAATATCCAATTATACAAGAGCGCTTTGTAAGCGATAAAACAATTAAAGGATTTATGGATACGCCTACTACATCTGAACAACTAAAATTTCATCAAATGTCACAAGAATATGACAGAAACCTATATGTACCTTATGACTTGCCAATATCTAAAAACAATTTATTTGAGTATGAGGGTAGAATCTTTAGTATTGAAGGTGATTCTGTAGATCAGGGCGGACAACATGAAATTAAGTTACTACGACTTAAGCAGGTGCCATATGGCAAAAGTTAAGTACGGTGCTGATAGCATGGTTGTTGAATTGGATAAGTTCGATAAGAAAATAGAAGAGTGGGTTAAAAAAGGTATCGCTAAAACAACGATGAAGATATATAACACTGCTGTAGCATTAGCTCCTGCTGACTTAGGATTTTTGAAAGAAAGTATAGACTTTCGGTTTGAGAACAACGGTCTAACAGGAGTTATCAATGTAGGTGCAGAATATAGTGTTTATGTTGAGTACGGCACAGGTATTTATGCCACTAAAGGTAGTCGCGCTAAAAAGATACCGTGGAGTTATAAAGACGCTAACGGTAAATGGCATACTACTAAAGGACAAGCGCCACAGCCGTTTTGGAACCCTGCAATTGACGCAGGACGCAAGACATTCGAGCAGTATTTTTCATAGAGGTGGTTAAATATGTGGGTATCAGTTGAACCTGAACTTACAAATCAAATATATAAAAGATTAATCTCAGACCCTAACATTAACAAAATAGTTGGTGATAGGGTCTTTGACGTTGTTCAAGATGACGCTGTTTACCCATATATTGTTGTGGGTGAATCAAACGTCACTAACAACGAATCTAGTGCAACAATGAGAGAAACAGTTGGTATTGTCATACATGTGTATTCACAGTTCGCTACACAATACGAGGCTAAGCTCATTTTAAGCGCAATAGGCTATGTGCTAAACAGGACTATAGAGATAGAAAATTACGAATTCCAATATAGCTGTATCGATAGTCAAGCAGTATTCTCTGATATAGACAGGTTTACTAAGCATGGCACGATACGGCTTTTATTTAAGTACAGACATAAAAAGAAAAACGAAGGAGTGTATTAAATGGCGCAAAAAAACTATTTAGCAGTTGTACGTCCAGCTGAAACTGACTTAGATCCAGTAGAATCTTTATTATTAGCTGACTTGCAAGAAGGTGGACATACGATTGAAAATGATTTAGCTGAAATAGTACGAGGCGGTAAAACGGACTATTCCCCCAATGCAATGTCAGAATCATTTAAATTAACAATTGGTAATGTGCCTGGAGATAAAGGAATTGAAGCAGTGAAACACGCTGTACAAACAGGTGGACAGTTGCGTATATGGCTTTATGAGCGTAATAAACGTGCAGACGGTAAACATCACGGAATGTTTGGTTATGTTGTTCCAGAATCATTTGAAATGTCGTTTGATGATGAAAGTGACAAAATCGAACTATCATTAAAAGTTAAATGGAATACAGCAGAAGGTGCTGAAGATAACTTGCCGAAAGAGTGGTTTGAAGCTGCAGGTGCGCCTACAGTTGAATACGAAAAATTCGGCGAAAAAGTCGGAACATTCGAGAATCAAAAGAAAGCTAGTGTTGTATCTGATTCACACACGGAAGACCATTCTATGTAAACTAATAGATCAAGGGGGCGAAAGCTCCCTATTTTTTTATAAAAAATTGAAAAGAGGTATATATTTTGACTGAATTTAATCCAATTACAACATTAAAAATTAATGACGGAGAAAAAGATTACGAAGTAGAAGCAAAAGTAACATTTGCATTTGACCGAAAAGCTGAAAAATTCTCAGAAGATAGCGAAGATGGGAGAAAAGGAGCAATGCCAGGATTCAATGTTATCTTTAACGGTTTGCTAGAATCTAGAAACAAAGCGATTTTACAATTTTGGGAATGTGCTACTGCTTATTTAAAAAACCCACCAACTCGAGAACAATTAGAAAAAGCAATTGATGATTTCATCACTGAAAACGAGGATACTTTGCCGTTATTACAAGGGGCTTTGGACAAACTTAACAATAGTGGTTTTTTCAAGAGGGAGAGTCGCTCGTACTGGATGACATTGAACAAAGCACCGAATATGGCCAAAAGCGAGGACAAAGAAATGACGAAAGCAGGCATAGAAATGATGAAAGAGAATTACAAGGAAATCATGGGCGCAGAACCTTACACGATTACTCAAAAATAAGGCAACTGACAGCTAGATATTTAGGATATATCCCTGAACATGAATTGTTAGCACTAACACCTGCTGAATGGCGTGATTGGCTTATTGGTGGTCAGGATAGGTACCTAGATCAAAGACAATTATTAATTGAACAAGCGCAAGCTAACGGCTTAGTACAAGCTTCTAAGAGGCTAACTAGTATGATTCGTGACATTGAGAAACAACGTTACGAAATAAGAGAACCTGGTAGCTATGCTCGTGTACAAAAAGTTAGATTAGAAGAAGAAAAAAGAAGACGTGAACTCTTCAAAGAAGGTACAAGAAAATTCCTTGAATCGAAAGGAGGTTAGCTTTTGGATACTCATTTTATGGCAAAGATTATGGCCAATATTAGAGACTTTCAAAACAACGTGAGAAAAGCTCAGCGATTAGCGAAAACATCTGTTCCCAATAATATCGAAACAGACGTAAAGGCGGATATATCAAAATTCCAAAGAGCTATGCAACGTGCTAAAGCTATGGCGCAAAAGTGGCGAGGACATGATGTTAAATTATTCATGAAAACAGAAGAGTATAAAGCAAATTTAGAACGCGCAAAAGCACAAGCAGAACGATTCAAGCAACACAAAGTAGATTTAAAGTTAAGTGACGCTGAGTTAATGGCTAAATACAAGACTACTAAAGCTACTGTTGAAGCTTGGAGAAAACACGTTGTGAAGCTAGACTTAGATGCTAGCGCCGCAAAAATGGCGGTTAAAGGATTCAAAGAGGATTTGATAGATCTTAATAAGCACAGTTTTGATGTTGATTCTAGTAGATGGAAGTTAGGTAATAAATTCACAAAAGAATTCAACGAAGTTGAAGGAGCAGTTAAACGTTCTTTTGGAAGAATTGGTCAGATTATGAGAAAGGAAGTTAATGGAACAAGTAGTATTTGGGGCAAACTTAATAACGCATTGGAAGATTACGGTAAAAAAATGGACGCGCTAGCTACTAAAATTCGTACGTTTGGTACAATTTTTGCACAACAAGTTAAAGGCTTAATGATTGCTAGTATACAAGCATTGATACCAGTGATTGCCGGGTTAGTACCTGCAATAATGGCAGTACTTAATGCGGTTGGTGTATTAGGTGGTGGCGTTTTAGGTTTAGTTGGCGCATTCTCTGTCGCAGGTCTTGGAGTTGTTGGCTTTGGTGCAATGGCTATTAGCGCTCTTAAAATGGTTGAAGATGGTACGCTAGCAGTAACAAAAGAGGTACAAGACTTCAGAAAAGCCAGCGATCAATTAAAAGATACATGGCGTGATATTGTTAAAGAGAATCAAGCTAAAATATTTAACGCTATGTCAGCAGGGTTAAGAGGTATTGCAAGCGCGTTAACTAAAATGAAACCTTTCTTGTCTGAGGTATCAATGTTAGTTGAAGCGAATGTGCGTAAGTTTGAAGAATGGGTCAAAACGTCTAACACTGCAAAAAAAGCGTTCGAGTCGTTGAATACCATCGGTGGGGCTATATTTGGTGATTTATTGAACGCTGCAGGACGATTTGGTGATGGATTAGTCAATATCTTTACTCAATTGATGCCGTTATTTAAATTCATGTCACAAGGTCTGCAAAACATGTCTATAGATTTCCAAAATTGGGCTAATAGTGTAGCAGGACAAAATGCGATACAAGCGTTTATCGAGTACACTAAGACAAATCTACCCAAGATAGGTAAAATATTCGGAAACGTTTTTAAAGGTATTGGTAATTTAATGATTGCGTTCAGTCAAAACAGTTCTAATATTTTTGACTGGCTCGTCGAATTGACAAATAAGTTTAGAGAATGGTCTGAACAAGTAGGGCAATCTCAAGGTTTTAAAGATTTCATCAACTATGTTCAAGAGAATGGCCCAACTATTATGAAATTAATCGGTAACATTGTTAAAGCGTTAGTAGCGTTTGGTAAAGCAATGGCACCTATAGCTAGTAAATTACTAGATTTCATCACCAATCTAGCTGATTTTATCGGTAAGTTATTTGAAACTCATCCGGCAGTAGCTCAGGCTATGGGTATTTTAGGTATATTAGGTGGTGCATTCTGGGCTTTGATGGCTCCGATTGCAGCAGTGAGTAGTGTTTTAAGCAATGTATTTGGTACAAGTTTATTAAGAATTATAAAGAAAATGTTAGATTTAACAGGGATACCGAAATTGTTATCTAAAGCTTTTGCGCCATTAGCTGGTGTGTTTACAAGTATTTCTTGGCCTGTATTACTAGTTATTGCAATTATAGCTGCGTTCATCGGTGTTGTCGTTTACTTATGGAAAACTAACGAGATTTTCAGAAAGAATATGACAAAAGCGTGGGAAGATATCAAAAGCGCTGTTTCTGAAGCGATTCAAGGCGTAATTGATTGGTTAAGTGAACTATGGGATAAAATACAGACCACAATAGAACCAATCAAACCGATATTAGAAGCGTTAGGTAAAGTTTTTATGACTGTGTTAGGCGTTTTAGTGATAGGTGTCATAGTAAACGTAATGAATGTCATTCAAGGATTATGGACAGTGATAAAAATAGCATTCGAAGCTATAGGAACAGTGATATCTGTAGCAGTCCAAATCATAGTAGGATTGTTCACTGCTTTAATTCAGTTGCTTACTGGCGACTTCTCAGGTGCTTGGGAGACTATTAAAACTACGGTTACCAATGTACTTGATACGATTTGGCAATACATGCAATCAGTTTGGGAGTCAATTATCGGCTTTTTAACTGGCGTAATGAATCGAACGCTTTCAATGTTTGGTACAAGTTGGTCACAGATATGGAGTACAATCACTAATTTTGTTAGCAGTATTTGGAACACTGTTACAAGTTGGTTCAGTCGTGTTGCTTGGAGTGTAGCTGAAAAAATGGGACAAGCGCTAAACTTTATTATCACAAAAGGTTCTGAATGGGTTTCTAACATTTGGAATACAGTTACAAGTTTCGCGAGTAAAGTAGCTGATGGGTTTAAAAGAGTTGTCTCAAATGTAGGTGACGGTATGAGTGATGCACTTGGTAAGATTAAAAGTTTCTTCAGTGATTTCTTAAATGCCGGAGCGGAATTAATCGGCAAAGTAGCTGAGGGTGTAGCCAATGCTGCGCACAAAGTAGTCAGCGCGGTAGGCGATGCGATTTCATCAGCTTGGGACTCTGTAACTTCATTCGTAAGTGGACACGGTGGAGGTAGTAGCTTAGGTAAAGGTTTAGCGGTATCGCAAGCAAAAGTAATTGCTACAGACTTTGGCAGTGCCTTTAATAAAGAGCTATCCTCTACTTTGACAGATAGTATAGTAGATCCTGTAAGTACTTCTATAGACAGACACATGACTAGCGATGTTCAACATAGCTTAAAAGAAAATAATAGACCTATTGTGAATGTAACGATTAGAAATGAGGGCGACCTTGATTTAATTAAATCACGCATTGATGACATGAACGCTATAGACGGAAGTTTCAACTTATTATAAGGGAGGTTTGTTAGTTGATAGCGCACGATATAGAAGTAATAAGGAATGGTTCGCAGTATCGCGTCAGTGACAATCCTTTCACTTATAATCACTTGGAAGTAGTTGAATATAACGTTACAGGCGCAGGATATCATCGTAACTATTCTGATATAGAGGGTATTGATGGTAGATTTCATAATTACGCTAAAGAAGAACTTAAAAAAGTAGAGCTTAAGATAAGGTATAAAGTATCTAAAATTGCTTATGCTTCACATTTAAAGTCAGACGTCCAAGCACTATTTGCTGGACGTTTTTATTTAAGGGAATTAGCTACACCAGACAATTCAATTAAGTATGAGCATATATTAGATATACCAAAAGACAAACAAGCATTTGAGCTTGATTATGTTGATGGACGACAACTTTTTGTAGGACTAGTAAGTGAAGTTTCTTTTGACACAACACAAACATCAGGGGAATTTTCTTTGTCGTTTGAAACAACCGAACTACCATACTTTGAAAGTGTCGGTTATAGTACTGATCTTGAAAGTAATAACGACCCTGAAAAATGGTCGGTACCTGATAGATTGCCTACAAACGAAGGTGATAAGAGGCGTCAAATGACATTTTACAACACTAACTCAGGAGAAGTTTATTATAACGGTGATGTTCCTTTAACACAGTTTAATCAGTTTAATGTTGTTGAAATAGAGTTAGCTGAAGATGTTAAAACTAATGATAAGGAGGGATTCACTTTCTATACAGATAAAGGAAATATCTCAGTTATTAAGGAAGTTGATTTAAAAGCCGGAGATAAAATAATCTTCGACGGTAAACATACCTATAAAGGTTATTTAAATATAGATTCTTTTAATAAAACTTTAGAACAACCGGTTTTATATCCAGGCTGGAATCGATTCAAGTCTAATAAAGTAATGAAACAAATTACATTTAGACACAAATTATATTTTAGATAAGGAGTAGCCTATGCCAATTTTATTAAAAAGTCTACAGGGTGTAGGGCACGCTATTAATGTTAGTACAAAAATAAGTAAAAAGCTAAATGAAGATAGTTCTTTGGATCTAACTATTATCGAGAACGCGAGTACGTTTGACGCAATAGGTGCTATAACTAAAATGTGGACGATCACTCATGTTGAAGGTGAAGATGATTTCAACGAATATGTAATTGTCATACTTGATAAGTCTACTATTGGCGAAAAAATAAGGCTTGATATCAAAGCTAGGCAAAAAGAACTTGATGACCTTAACAATTCTAGGATTTACCAAGAGTATAACGAAAGTTTTACAGGCATTGAGTTCTTCAATACTGTCTTTAAAGGAACGGGTTATAAGTATGTATTACATCCAAAAGTAGATGCATCTAAATTCGAGGGATTAGGCAAAGGAGATACACGATTAGAAATCTTTAAAAAAGGACTTGAGCGTTATCATCTCGAATATGAATACGATGCAAAGACTAAAACGTTTCATTTGTATGATGAATTATCTAAGTTTGCCAATTATTACATTAAAGCTGGTGTGAATGCTGATAACGTCAAAATACAAGAAGATGCATCTAAATGTTATACCTTTATTAAAGGTTATGGTGATTTTGATGGACAACAGACTTTTGCAGAAGCGGGACTACAAATTGAATTCACTCATCCATTAGCACAATTGATAGGTAAAAGAGAAGCGCCACCGCTTGTTGATGGACGTATTAAAAAAGAAGATAGTTTAAAAAAAGCAATGGAGCTAGTGATAAAGAAAAGTGTCACTGCTTCTATTTCCTTAGACTTTGTAGCGTTACGTGAACATTTCCCAGAAGCTAACCCTAAAATAGGTGATGTTGTTAGAGTGGTGGATTCTGCCATAGGATATAACGACTTAGTGAGAATAGTCGAAATCACTACACATAGAGATGCGTACAATAATATCACTAAGCAAGATGTAGTATTAGGAGACTTTACAAGGCGTAATCGTTATAACAAAGCAGTTCATGATGCTGCAAATTATGTTAAAAGCGTAAAATCTACAAAATCCGACCCATCTAAAGAACTAAAAGCATTAAACGCAAAAGTTAACGCAAGTTTATCTATAAATAATGAATTGGTTAAGCAGAATGAAAAAATAAACGCTAAAGTCGATAAGATGAATACTAAAACAGTTACAACTGCTAATGGTACGATCATGTACGACTTTACTAGTCAATCAAGTATAAGAAACATCAAATCAATTGGAACGATTGGCGACTCTGTAGCTAGAGGGTCGCACGCAAAAACTAATTTCACAGAAATGTTAGGCAAGAAATTGAAAGCCAAAACGACTAATCTTGCAAGAGGTGGCGCAACAATGGCAACAGTTCCAATAGGTAAAGAAGCGGTAGAAAACAGCATTTATAGACAAGCAGAGCAAATAAGAGGAGACCTAATCATATTACAAGGCACTGATGATGACTGGTTACACGGTTATTGGGCAGGCGTACCGATAGGCACTGATAAAACGGATACAAAAACGTTTTACGGTGCCTTTTGTTCTGCAATTGAAGTTATTAGAAAGAATAATCCAGACTCAAAAATACTAGTGATGACAGCTACTAGACAATGTCCTATGCGTGGTACAACGATACGCCGTAAAGATACGGATAAAAACAAACTAGGGTTAACACTTGAGGACTATGTAAACGCTCAAATATTAGCTTGTAGTGAGTTAGATGTACCAGTGTTTGACGCATATCACACAGATTACTTTAAGCCATACAATCCAGCTTTTAGGAAAGCGAGCATGGAGGACGGCTTACACCCTAACGAAAAAGGTCACGAGGTTATTATGTACGAGTTAATCAAGGATTATTACAGTTTTTACGACTAAAGGAGGCAACCAATGGCTTACGGATTAATTACAAGTTTACATTCAATGACAGGTCGGAAAATAGTTGCTCAACATGAGTATAACTATCGCTTGTTAGATGAAGGTATGAGCAAACTTGAGAAAATGTTTATATACCATCAAAAAGAAGAAATATACGCACACTCAGCGAAACAAATTAAATACTTGAATGACAGTGTTGAAGATTATTTAACGTATTTAAATGGCCGTTTTAGCAATATGATTCTAGGCCATAACGGCGACGGTATCAATGAAGTAAAAGACGCGCGTATTGATAATACAGGTTATGGTCATAAGACATTGCAAGATCGTTTGTATCATGATTATTCAACACTAGATGCTTTCACTAAAAAGGTTGAGAAAGCTGTAGATGAACACTATAAAGAATATCGAGCGACAGAATACCGATTCGAACCAAAAGAGCAAGAACCGGAATTTATCACTGATTTATCGCCATATACAAATGCAGTAATGCAATCATTTTGGGTAGACCCTAGAACAAAAATTATTTATATGACACAAGCGCGTCCAGGCAATCATTACATGTTATCTAGATTGAAGCCTAACGGACAATTTATTGATAGATTGCTTGTTAAAAATGGCGGTCACGGTACACACAATGCGTATAGATACATTGATGGAGAATTATGGATTTATTCAGCTGTATTGGACAGTAACAAAAACAACAAGTTTGTACGCTTTAAATATAGAAGTGGAGAAATGACGTATGGCAACGAAATGCAAGACGTCATGCCAAACGTATTTAACGATAGATATACGTCGGCAATTTATAATCCTATAGAAAACTTAATGATTTTTAGACGTGAATATAAAGCTTCCGAAAGACAAGCTAAGAATTCGTTGAACTTTGTTGAGGTTAGAAGTGCTGACGATATTGATAAAGGTATAGACAAAGTATTGTATCAAATGGATATACCTATGGAATACACTTCAGATACACAACCTATGCAAGGTATCACTTATGATGCAGGTATCTTATATTGGTATACAGGTGATTCGAATACAGCCAACCCTAACTACTTACAAGGTTTCGATATAAAAACAAAAGAATTGTTATTTAAACGACGTATCGATATTGGTGGTGTGAATAATAACTTTAAAGGAGACTTCCAAGAAGCTGAGGGTCTAGATATGTATTACGATCTAGAAACAGGACGCAAAGCGCTTTTAATAGGGGTAACTATTGGACCTGGTAACAACAGACATCACTCAATTTATTCCATCGGCCAAAGAGGTGTTAACCAATTCTTAAAAAACATTGCACCTCAAGTATCGATGACTGATTCAGGCGGACGTGTTAAACCGTTACCAATACAAAACCCAGCATATCTAAGTGATATTACGGAAGTTGGTCATTACTATATCTATACGCAAGACACACAAAATGCGTTAGATTTCCCGTTACCGAAAGCGTTTAGAGATGCAGGTTGGTTCTTTGATGTACTGCCTGGTCATTATAATGGTGCGTTAAGACAAGTACTAACTAGAAACAGCACAGGTAGAAATATGCTCAAATTTGAACGTGTTATCGACATCTTTAACAAGAAAAACAACGGTTCATGGAATTTTAACCCACAAAGTGCTGGTTATTGGGAACATATCCCTAAGAGCATCACGAAATTGTCTGATTTAAAAATTGTTGGTTTAGACTTCTATATCACCACTGAAGAATCAAAACGTTTTTCTGACTTCCCTAAAGATTACAAAGGTATTGCAGGCTGGGTGTTAGAAGTAAAATCAAATACACCGGGTAACACAACACAAGTGCTAAGACGTAATAACTTTGCTTCTGCTCACCAGTTTTTCGTTAGAAACTTTGGTACTGGTGGTAATAGTGGTTGGAGCATAATAGAAGGTAAGGAGGTTGAATAATGGTAGTAGATAATTTTTCAAAAGATGATAACTTAATCGAGTTACAAACAACATCACAATATAATCCGGTTATTGACACAAACATCAGTTTCTATGAATCAGATAGAGGAACTGGTGTTTTAAATTTTGCAGTAACTAAGAATAATAAGCCGTTATCAATCAGCAAACATAATGCGATGACTAGTATTGTGCTTAAGACGGATAACTTCGACGATGAACACGGCGCTTATATTAGTGATGAACTTACAATTGTTGATGCAATTAATGGACGAATGCAATACGTTATCCCAAACGAGTTCTTAAAATACACTGGTCGAGTACATGCGCAAGCATATTTTACTCAAAACGGTAGCAATAACGTAATTGTAGAGCGTCAATTTAGCTTCAATATCCAGAATGATCTAATTAGTAATTTTGACGGTAAAACAAAGCTAGTTTATATCAAATCAATTCAGGACTTAACAGAAAGTGTTAAAGAAGAAGTTGAGGACTTAAAGAAAAGTTTGAGTGATACAAAATCGTTGGTTACTGAAATTGATAGTCGTATTAATCAAGGTATTCAAAGATTAGAAATCAAACAAAATGAAGCGGTACAGATGATTACAACAACACAAGACAAAGCCGTTCAATATATAAATAGCGAGTTCCAGAAAATTATTGATAAAGAGCAAGCGATTTTTGAACGTGTTAACGAAGTTGAACAACAAATCAATGGTGCAGACCTAATCAAAGGTAATTCAACAACAAATTGGCAAAAGTCTAAAATTACTGATGATTACGGTAAAGCAATTGAATCGTCTGAGCAGTCCATAGATAGCGTTTTAAGCACAGTTAACACATCTAGGATTATTCATCACTAGCGCGACAGATGCGCCCTCATTTAAAGATATAGGTACTGTCGATACACCTAAAGAAGATGGCGTTGACGATGGTTCAGATATTCCGGTAGCTCCTAACACTTTAGGAAAATCAGGCGTGTTAGTTGTCTATGTTGTTGATGATAGTACGGCACGTGCAACATGGTATCCAGATGATTCAAACGACGAATATACAAAATATAAAATTAGTGGCACATGGTACCCGTTTTACAAAAAAAATGACGGCGATTTAACTAAGGAATTCGTCGAAGAAACATCAAACAACGCTTTAAATCAAGCCAAGCAGTATGTAGATGATAAATTCGGAACAACGAGCTGGCAACAACATAAGATGACAGAGGCGAATGGCCAATCAATACAAGTTAACTTGAATAATGCACAAGGCGATTTGGGTTATCTAACTGCAGGTAATTACTATGCAACAAGAGTGCCGGATTTACCAAGTGGCGTTGAAAGTTATGAGGGTTATTTATCTGTATTCGTTAAAGACGATACAAACAAGCTATTTAACTTCACGCCTTATAACTCTAAAAAGATTTACACACGATCAATCACAAACGGCAGACTTGAGCAACAGTGGACAGTTCCTAATGAACATAAGTCAACGGTATTGTTCGACGGTGGAGCAAATGGTGTAGGTACAACAATCAATCTAACCGAACCGTACACAAACTATTCTATTTTGTTGGTAAGTGGAACTTATCCAGGTGGCGTTATTGAGGGATTCGGACTAACCGCATTACCTAACGCGATTCAATTGAGTAAAGCCAATGTAGTTGACTCAGACGGCAACGGTGGCGGTATTTATGAGTGCTTACTATCCAAAACAAGTAGCACTACTTTAAGAATAGATAACGATGTGTACTTTGATTTAGGTAAAACATCAGGTTCTGGAGCGAATGCCAACAAAGTTACTATAACTAAAATTATGGGGTGGAAATAATGGAAATCACAGTAAATGATAAAAATGAAGTTATCGGATACGTTAATACTGGCGGTTTACGTAATAGTTTAGATGTAGACGATAACAATGTGCCTATCAAATTCAAAGAAGAGTTCGAACCTAGAAAGTTCGTTTTCACTAACGGCGAAATTAAATACAATAGCAATTTCGAAAAAGAAGACGTACCGAATGCATCAAACCAACAAAGTGAATCAGATTTGAGTGATGAAGAACTTCGCGGAATGGTTGCAAGTATGCAAATGCAGGTGACGCAAGTAAACATTTTGGCGATGGAATTAAAGCAACAAAACGCTATGCTAACACAACAGTTGACTGAAATAAAAGCTGGTAAAACAAATACAGAGGAGGACGTTTAAATGGAGAAAATTAAGATGATTTATCCAACTTTCAAGGACATTAAAACTTTTTATGTGTGGGGTTGCTATAAAAATGAGCAAATTAAGTGGTACGTAGACATGGGTGTAATCGACAAAGAAGAATATGCATTGATCACTGGTGAAAAATATCCAGAAACAAAAGATGAAAAGTCACAGGTGTAATGCTTGTGGCTTTTTAATTTAACAAAAAGTGGGTGGTGTAATGTTTGGATTTACCAAACGACACGAACAAGATTGGCGTTTAACGCGATTAGAAGAAAATGATAAGACTATGTTTGAAAAATTCGACAGAATAGAAGACAGTCTGAGAACGCAAGAAAAAATTTATGACAAGTTAGATAGAAATTTCGAAGAACTAAGGCGTGACAAAGAAGAAGATGAAAAAAATAAAGAGAAAAATGCTAAAAATATTAGAGACATCAAGATGTGGATTCTAGGATTAATAGGGACGATTCTAAGTACATTTGTTATAGCCTTGTTAAAAACTATTTTTGGCATTTAAAGGAGGTGATTACCATGCTTAAGGGAATTTTAGGATATAGCTTTTGGTCGTGTTTCTGGTTTAGTAAGTGTAAGTAATAGTTAAGAGTCAGTGCTTCGGCACTGGCTTTTTATTTTGATTGAAATGAGGTGCATACATGGGATTACCTAATCCAAAGACTAGAAAGCCTACAGCTAGTGAAGTGGTGGAGTGGGCAAAGTCGAATATTAGTAAGAGGATTAATATAGATAATTATCGGGGCAGTCAATGTTGGGATACACCTAACTTTATTTTTAAAAGATATTGGGGTTTTGTAACATGGGGCAATGCTAAGGATATGGCTAATTACAGATATCCTAAGGGTTTCCGATTCTATCGTTATTCATCTGGATTTGTACCGGAACCCGGAGACATAGCAGTTTGGCACCCTGGCAACGGAATAGGTTCGGACGGACACACCGCAATAGTAGTAGGACCATCTAATAAAAGTTATTTTTATAGCGTTGACCAAAACTGGGTTAATTCTAATAGTTGGACAGGTTCTCCAGGAAGATTAGTAAGACACCCTTATGTAAGTGTTACAGGCTTTGTTAGGCCTCCATACTCAAAAGATACTAGCAAACCTAGTAGTACTGATACAAGTTCAGCATCAAAAGCCAATGACTCAACAATTACTGGTGAAGCGAAGAAACCGCAATTTAAAGAAGTTAAAACAGTAAAATACACTGCTTACAGCAATGTTTTAGATAAAGAAGAGCACTTCATTGATCATATAGTTGTAATGGGTGATGAACGCTCAGATATTCAAGGATTATATATAAAAGAATCAATGCATATGCGTTCTGTAGACGAACTGTATACGCAAAGAAATAAGTTTATAAGCGATTATGAAATACCGCATTTATATGTCGATAGAGAGGCTACATGGCTTGCTAGACCAACCAATTTTGATGACCCGCGTCACCCTAATTGGCTAGTTATTGAAGTATGTGGTGGTCAAACAGATAGTAAGCGTCAATTCTTAATGAACCAAATACAAGCTTTAATACGGGGTGTATGGTTGTTGTCAGGAATAGATAAAGAATTATCTGAAACGACGTTAAAGGTAGACCCTAATATTTGGCGTAGTATGAAAGATTTAATTAATTACGACTTGATTAAGCAAGGTATACCGGATAACGCAAAGTATGAGCAAGTCAAAAAGAAAATGCTTGAAATGTACATTAAACGAGATATATTGACGCGAGAAAATATTAAAGAAGTAACGACAAAAACATCAATAAGAATTAGTGATAAAACATCAGTTGACAGTGCGTCCACACGAGGCCCTACTCCATCAGACAAAAAACCAAGCATCGTTACTGAAAAAAGTCCGTTCACTTTCCAGCAAGCACTGGATAGACAAATGTCTAGGGGTAACCCGAAAAAATCTCATACATGGGGCTGGGCTAATGCAACACGAGCACAAACGAGCTCGGCAATGAATGTTAAGCGAATATGGGAAAGTAACACGCAATGCTACCAAATGCTTAATTTAGGAAAGTATCAAGGTATTTCAGTTAGTGCGCTTAACAAAATACTTAAAGGAAAAGGAACGCTCGACGGACAAGGCAAAGCATTCGCGGAAGCTTGTAAGAAAAACAACATTAACGAAATTTATTTGATCGCGCACGCTTTCTTAGAAAGTGGATACGGAACAAGTAACTTCGCTAGTGGTAGATACGGTGCATATAATTACTTCGGTATTGGTGCATTCGACAACGACCCTGATTATGCAATGAAATTTGCTAAGAATAAAGGTTGGACATCTCCAGCAAAAGCAATCATGGGCGGTGCTAGCTTCGTAAGAAAGGATTACATCAATAAAGGTCAAAACACATTGTACAGAATCAGATGGAATCCTAAGAATCCAGCTACGCACCAATACGCTACTGCTATAGAGTGGTGCCAACATCAAGCTAGTACAATAGCTAAGCTATATAAACAAATCGGCTTAAAAGGTATCTATTTTATAAGAGATAAATATAAATAAAGAGGTGTATAAATGTACAAAATAAAAGATGTTGAAACGAGAATAAAAAATGATGGTGTTGACTTAGGTGACATTGGCTGTCGATTTTACACTGAAGATGAAAATACAGCATCTATAAGAATAGGTATCAATGACAAACAAGGTCGTATCGATCTAAAAGCACATGGCTTAACACCTAGATTACATTTGTTTATGGAAGATGGCTCTATATTCAAAAATGAACCTCTTATTATCGACGATGTTGTAAAAGGGTTCCTTACCTACAATATACCTAAAAAGGTTATCAAACACGCTGGTTATGTTCGTTGTAAGCTGTTTTTAGAGAAAGAAGAAGAAAAAATACATGTCGCGAACTTTTCTTTCAATATCGTTGATAGTGGTATTGAATCTGCTGTAGCAAAAGAAATCGATGTTAAATTGGTAGATGATGCTATTACGAGAATCTTAAAAGATAACGCGACAGATTTATTGAGCAAAGACTTTAAAGAGAAAATAGATAAAGATGTCATTTCTTACATCGAAAAGAATGAAAGTAGATTTAAAGGTGCGAAAGGTGATAAAGGCGAACCGGGACAACCTGGTGCAAAAGGTGAAGCAGGTAAAAAAGGAGAACAAGGCGCACCCGGTAAAAACGGTACTGTAGTATCAATCAATCCTGACACTAAAATGTGGCAAATTGATGGTAAAGATACAGATATAAAAGCAGAACCTGAGTTATTGGACAAAATCAATATCGCAAATGTTGAAGGGTTAGAAGATAAATTGCAAGAAGTTGAAAAAATCAAAGATACAACTCTCAACGACTCTAAAACGTATACGGATACAAAAATTGCTGAACTAGTTGATAGCGCGCCTGAATCTATGAATACATTAAGAGAATTAGCAGAAGCAATACAAAACAACTCTATTTCAGAAAGTGTATTGCAACAGATTGGCTCAAAAGTTAGTACAGAAGATTTTGAGGGATTCAAGCAATCATTAAATAGTTTGTATGCAGATAAAAATCATAGTCATACAATCAAGCAGATTGAAGGATTAGAAAATGCTTTATCAAAAAAATCAGACATAAATCACAGTCATGATGAACGTTATCTTTTATCATCAAATGCTTTTACAAAAGAGGAAGCAGATAAACTTTATCAACCTATCGGTTCTTCGCAGCCGTCACTGAATATTTGGACGGGCAGTGAAACAGAATATAATTATTTGTATCAAAAAGACCCTAATACACTTTACTTAATTAAGGGGTGATTTTTATGGAAGGTAATTTTAAAAATGTAAAGAAGTTTATTTACGAAGGTGAAGAATATACAAAAGTATATGCTGGAAATATCCAAGTATGGAAAAAGCCTTCATCTTTTGTAATAAAACCCTTACCTAAAAATAAATATCCGGATAGCATAGAAGATTCAACAGCAAAATGGACAATAAATGGAGTTGAACCTAATAAAAGTTATCAGGTGACAATAGAAAGTGTACGTAGCGGTATAATGAGGATTTCGCAAACTAATTTAGGGTCAAGTGAATTAGGAATATCAGGAGTCAATAGCGGAGTTGCAAGTAAAAATATCAACTTTAGTAATCCTTCAGGGACGTTGTATGTCACTATAAGTGATGTTTATTCAGGATCTCCGACATTGACCATTGAATAATTTTAAACGACTAATTTTTAGTCGTTTTTTTATTTTGGATAAAAGGAGCAAACAAATGGATATTAACTGGAAATTGAGATTCAAAAACAAAGCAGTACTAACTGGTTTAGTTGGAGCATTGTTGCTATTTATCAAGCAAGTCATGGATTTATTCGGATTAGATTTATCTACTCAATTAAATCAAGCTAGCGCAATTATAGGCGCTATCCTCACGTTACTTACAGGTATTGGCGTTATTACTGACCCAACGTCAAAAGGCGTCTCAGATTCATCTATAGCACAGACATATCAAGCGCCTAGAGATAGCAATAAAGAAGAACAACAAGTTACGTGGAAATCATCACAAGACAGCAGTTTAACGCCGGAATTAAGCACGAAAGCACCAAAAGAATATGATACATCACAACCTTTCACAGACGCCTCTAACGATGTTGGCTTTGATGTGAATGAGTATCATCATGGAGGTGGCGACAATGCAAGCAAAATTAACTAAAAAAGAGTTTATAGAGTGGTTGAAAACTTCTGAGGGAAAACAATTCAATGTGGACTTATGGTATGGATTTCAATGCTTTGATTATGCCAATGCTGGTTGGAAAGTTTTGTTTGGATTACTTCTAAAAGGTTTAGGTGCAAAAGATATACCATTTGCAAACAATTTTGATGGACTAGCTACTGTATACCAAAATACACCGGACTTCTTAGCACAACCTGGCGACATGGTGGTATTCGGTAGCAACTACGGTGCTGGATATGGTCACGTTGCATGGGTAATTGAAGCAACTTTAGATTACATCATTGTATATGAGCAGAATTGGCTAGGCGGTGGCTGGACTGACGGAATCGAACAACCCGGCTGGGGTTGGGAAAAAGTTACAAGACGACAACATGCTTATGATTTCCCTATGTGGTTTATCCGTCCGAATTTTAAAAGTGAGACAGCGCCACGATCAGTTCAATCTCCTACACAAGCACCTAAAAAAGAAACAGCTAAGCCACAACCTAAAGCAGTAGAACTTAAAATCATCAAAGATGTGGTTAAAGGTTATGACCTACCTAAGCGTGGTAGTAACCCTAAAGGTATAGTTATACACAACGACGCAGGAAGCAAAGGGGCGACTGCTGAAGCATATCGTAACGGATTAGTAAATGCACCTTTATCAAGATTAGAAGCGGGCATTGCGCATAGTTACGTATCAGGCAACACAGTTTGGCAAGCCTTAGATGAATCACAAGTAGGTTGGCATACCGCTAATCAAATAGGTAATAAATATTATTACGGTATTGAAGTATGTCAATCAATGGGCGCAGATAACGCGACATTCTTAAAAAATGAACAGGCAACTTTCCAAGAATGCGCTAGATTGTTGAAAAAATGGGGATTACCAGCAAACAGAAATACAATCAGATTGCACAATGAATTTACTTCAACATCATGCCCTCATAGAAGTTCGGTTTTACACACTGGTTTTGACCCAGTAACTCGCGGTCTATTGCCAGAAGACAAGCGGTTGCAACTTAAAGACTACTTTATCAAGCAGATTAGGGCGTACATGGATGGTAAAATACCGGTTGCCACTGTCTCTAATGAGTCAAGCGCTTCAAGTAATACAGTTAAACCAGTTGCAAGTGCATGGAAACGTAATAAATATGGTACTTACTACATGGAAGAAAGTGCTAGATTCACAAACGGCAATCAACCAATCACAGTAAGAAAAGTGGGGCCATTCTTATCTTGTCCAGTGGGTTATCAGTTCCAACCTGGTGGATATTGTGATTATACAGAAGTGATGTTACAAGATGGTCATGTTTGGGTAGGATATACATGGGAGGGGCAACGTTATTACTTGCCTATTAGAACATGGAATGGTTCTGCCCCACCTAATCAGATATTAGGTGACTTATGGGGAGAAATCAGTTAGAATGACATAGTCATGTCTATTTAAGCAGGTGCGTTACATACCTGCTTTCTATTTACATTTAAAGATAAAATGTGCTATTATTTTACTAGAACTTTTTAACATTTCTCTCAAGATTTAAATGTAGATAACAGGCAGGTACTACGGTACTTGCCTGTTTTTTATGTTATAATGTAATTACATTACCAGTAACCAATCTGGCTTAAAACCACATTTCCGGTAGCCAATCCGGCTATGCAGAGGACTTACTTGCGTAAAGTAGTAAGAAGCTGACTGCATATTTAAACCACCCATACTAGTTGCTGGGTGGTTTTTTTCTAGTAATTTTCAGTTTTGGAGCTGACATCAATGTCAACAACAAATATGTTATAATAAATTTAAATAAGCTATATACAAGGAGGTGGAGATATGGATTACTTAGGTTTAATAAGTAATATGCTAGGGATTGGCGGTGCAGTATATGGTATAGGCTCCTTTCTTTACTATAGAAAAATAAAATTTTATATGTTTATTTCCAAGATTTTTAAATTTAATAAAACAACTGAAATCACATTAAATTACCGGTGTATTAGTGAAAGTAATATAACCCTAAAAAATATAAAAGAAATTTTAAAAAAAGAAAGTTACACTGTTATGAATGCTAACACTAATAACATTATCATTAATATGAATGATTTTATAATTCAATTCAAAAAAGATGATTTTCCTACAGATGAATATGGAGAAAATGCATTTATAAGTATGACTTTAACTAGAACTTATTATAAGCAAGCAAAAAAAGCGATAGATAAATTTATGAATATATGCGAAGACTTCAACACTGTCAACTTAGAAGATAAGGGGACTTATACTTTGAAGGTATTTTACAATAATATTAAAAATCCATATTTGTCCACCTCGACCCATAGAATTAAAGAGGAAAATATAAAAAATATGATTCTTTATGTTGACGCATCGTTTTTAGTAGATGGCTTAAACGAAGAAGTGGTTATAAATAAAAAAAGTTTATCTTATTCAAGCAAAAGTTCAAAAAACATATATAAAATTGCAAATGATTTTATGATTATATAGAGGGAGAGATAAAAGTGCAGTCAATATGGGTATTTGAGTCTGAAAATAATAAAGTAGAAATTAGCAATATAACAGCTACACGTCAGAAGAATTTGAATGGTGTTAATGAAGACTTAACTACAGAATTGTTTGTTAATGAGGATGTCGGAGAATACATTAGATGTAACTTAGTTGTTGATGAACCCAAATCTATACAAGCGAGGGCTTTGGGTAAAAATTTGACTAGTGTTATCTTAAGAAATAGATATGAGGCTTTTTATAGACCGTCTGATGGAAATTTAGTAGTATATGCTAATAAAGATGCGGCTCATATTATAAAAGATGTTTTTGACGAACAATTTAAATTGGGGTACAGGGAAAGAACAATTAATTTAGATGAGATTATTAATACGTCTAACAACGTTAGGAAAGCACAATTTAAAAATGTTACTATAGAAACTGTAACTGGTGGAATGTTAAATGGTGATCAGGTTCACAATACTGAACTCTATGGATTAATGGATAGAGCTGGAGACCTTTCTACAGTTGCAGTTGTATATCCGTTTTTAGATAAAGAAATTAGTTTTAGTGTTTCTATATATGGAAGTATAGTTCTTTACACAAATATCACATACGAAGAATGCCTAGAATTAATAAATGATTTGTTTAATTTGTGAATATAAATGGAAATAAGTGAAATGCGTTATAGGTTCAAGTTTCTAATAACCACACAACCAACAAAACCACACCACCTATTAATTTAGGAGTGTGGTTATTTTTTATGCAAAAAAAACGAAAAAAGTTTATAAAAAGGGTTGATTCGTACGCTATGCCGTACTATAATAAGGTATACCAGTTGAGAGGAGGCAAGAAAGTGTTAGATTTTATTGAGAGAATAACAAATATCGCCTTAACAGTGGTGTCGACAATGGTCCTCGTCAAATCACTGAAAGGCGATAAAGAAAAGTAAGGTTAAGCCCTTAGGGGCTTACCTACTGTTATAATTCTAACACGATAATAATATGAAAACAATTTCAATACTACTAGTTATTTGTTTGTGGGTTAATTTGTTTATCAACTTCGGAGAAACAAACGTATTGCTGAATGTAGCTACTACATTTGTATTACTAAAATTATTAAAAGAAAGAAAGCGTGATTAAAAAAATGATTGAAATTAAAACTATTATAGGTGAAGTGGAAAAATTGCTAGCTAATAATACACCATACAGTATTTCGAAAAAATCTGGTATACCACGTCAAACTGTTACGGATTTAAAGGTAGGTAACACTAAAATACACGACGCTAAATTTAAAACAATAATAAAGTTATACGAGTATCAAAGATCGCTTGAGAACGAAGAAGATTAATAGAGGAGCCAAAAATATGTTTGTTACAAAAGAAAAGTTTAAAAATTTGAATGTAAAAGAAGTATTTGAATAGGGTAAGAACTTTATAAAAATTACAGATGGAAGACATGAAATATATTGGGTAAACGATAGATACGTAGTACTTGACCATAAAAAAGGCGATTTGTACCCGCAAAAAGCATACCCAAAATATATCGAAAGAAAATTAGTAAGTTAAATAAACAGAAACCACGTCTCAATGGACGTGGTTATTTTTGTCGCGCGTGTCAAATACGTGTCAATTTAGTTCTATTTATTTAGTGTTTTTTCTGAGGTTAAATGCTTTCAAATAGCTTAGTTATAGTTTTTTCGGTTATATGACAAAATAAAATTTATCCCTCACTCTCCGTTATAGCGCTTAAAATGGTTTTACCCATTTTAAGCGCTATTTTTAAGGTTTTTTGTCTATTATCTGAGTCACTTAGTTTAAAATGTGTTTGTTCAATTGTTAATAGGATTGTTAAGTTTTAAAATCGTAATCAAAAAGTATTAGTGAATATTTAAAGGTTAAAACCAGAATTTTTTAATTTATATTGAAAAATTTCTATAAGAAAGCTTTTTGTGAAGGAGGGATATTATAAAAAAGAGTAAAGCAATGTTAAATGTATTATTATTAATTATAAATTTAATTGCAATATGTAGTGTAAACAATGCATATGCAAATGAAGAAAATCCTAAAATTGAGGATTTGTGTAAGAAGTCAAGTGTAGACGATATTGCTCTACATAATATTGATAAAGACTATATGACTAATCGCTTTACAATAAATGAGTCAACTGTATTAACTACAGAAAAATTTTTAGATATTGATTTATTATTTAAAAATTTTACTTGGTTAGATGGAAAATCTGCTGAATTTAAAGATTTAAAAGTGGAATTTAGCTCATCGGAAATTTCCAAAGAGTATTTTGGAAAAACTGTAGATATTTATGGTGTCTATTATAAAGCGCATTGTCATGGTGAGCATCAAGTGAAAACTGCCTGTACTTATGGCGGGGTAACACCTCATGAAAATAATAAATTAAGTGAACCTAAAGAAATAGGAGTAGCTGTGTATAAGGATAATGTAAATGTTAATACATTTATCGTTACTACAGATAAAAAGAAAGTTACTGCACAAGAACTTGATATTAAAGTAAGAACAAAATTAAATAATGTATATAAATTATATGATCGAATGACTAGTGATGTACAAAAAGGTTATATTAAATTCCATTCTCATTCGGAGCATAAAGAATCATTTTATTATGATTTATTTTATATTAAAGGAAATTTACCAGATCAATATTTGCAAATTTATAATGATAATAAAACAATAGATTCATCAGACTATCATATTGATGTTTATTTATTTACATAACAAATTAAAAGTTGATGCATATCAACTTACAATCCTATAAAGAACTATAGATATTAACATATTTTTACAAAGTTGCATAGCAAATGACGATGAACGATTAATGATTCAAATCTAACTTTATTACTATAAAAATTTTTCTATTTTAGTATAGATAACAAAAGTAGATTAACGAGTAATAGTATATAAGTGGGATAGAGTCAGGATGATTTAAGAAGAAGAATGTTTTTTTACAATAAAAGGATAATAAAGATAGACATATTTAATTATAGGAGAAATATAAAATGAAAAGAATACTTATCATTGTTGTTTTATTGTTTTGTTATTCACAAAATCATATCGCAACCGCTGATGTTGGAGTTTTGAATCTTAGGAACTATTATGGTAGCTATCCAATCGAAGACCATCAAAATATTAATCCTGACAATAATCGTCTTTCACATCAATTAGTTTTTTCTAAGGATAATTCGACAGTAACAGCTGAATTTAAGAATGTTGAAGATGTAAAAAAATTCAAAAATCGTGCTGTTGATGTATACGGCCTAAGTTATAGTGGATATTGTCTAAAAAATAAATATATGTACGGAGGAGTTACTTTAGCGGGTGATTATTTAGAGAAGTCTAGATGTATTCCTATTAATCTTTGGGTTAATGGCAACCTTAAAACAATTTCTACTGACAAAGTATCAACTAATAAAAAGATAGTAACAGCTCAAGAAATTGATACTAAATTAAGAAGATATCTACAAGAAGAATATAACATTTATGGCTTTAATGATACAAATAAAGGAAGAAATTACGGTACAAAATCCAAGTTTTTTTCTGGATTTAATACTGGGAAAATATCATTTCATTTGAATGACGGTACATCATTCTCTTATGACTTATTTGATACAGGAACAGGGCAAGCTGAAAGTTTCCTAAAAATATATAATGACAACAAAACTGTCGAAACTGATAAATTCCATTTAGATGTAGAAATATCTTATAAGGACGAAAGTTGAAATACTTCAATCATAACTTAGTAAAGGAAATGCCATGAAAAAAATTAAATACAGTTTTATATTAGTTTTTATATTATTTTTTAACATTAAAGACCTTTCGTATGCGCAAGGAGATATTGGTGTAGGTAACTTAAGAAATTTCTATACAAAATATGATTATATAGATTTAAAAGGCGTCACAGATAAAAACTTACCTATTGCAAATCAACTTGAATTTTCAACCGGTACCAATGATTTGATCTCAGAATCTAATAATTGGGACGAAATAAGTAAATTTAAAGGAAAGAAAATGGATATTTTTGGCATTGATTATAATGGTCCTTGTAAAACTAAATACATGTATGGAGGGGCCACTTTATCAGGACAATACTTAAATTCTGCTAGAAAAATCCCTATAAATCTTTGGATTAATGGCAAGCATAAAACAATTTCTACTGACAAAATAGCAACTAATAAAAAACTAGTCACAGCTCAAGAAATTGATGTTAAATTAAGGAGATATCTTCAAGAAGAATACAATATATATGGTCATAATAACAATGGTAAAGGTAAAGAATATGGGTATAAATCTAAATTTTATTCAGGTTTTAATAAGGGGAAAGTTTTATTTCATTTAAATGATGAAAAATCATTTTCATATGATTTGTTTTATACAGGAGATGGACTGCCTGTAAGTTTTTTGAAAATTTATGAAGATAATAAAATAATAGAATCTGAAAAATTTCATCTTGATGTTGAAATATCATATGTAGATAGTAACTAATGATAATTAGTTTTAACACTAAAATGCGAATTTATTTGAAATTAACATATGTATTAACTATTTAAATTTTAATGCCTTTAATGGTAATGTGTACGTTTAATATTACCTGTAATACATCGAATTTATAAAAATTTAAAATATGGAGTTGTTGGAATGAAGTTATTTGCTTTTATCTTCATATGTGTTAAGTCTTGCAGCTTACTATTTATGTTAAATGGCAATCCTAAACCAGAACAATTGAATAAAGCGAGTGAATTCACTGGTCTAATGGATAATATGAGGTATTTGTATGATGATAAACACGTATCAGAAATAAACATTAAAGCCCAAGAGAAGTTTTTACAACATGATTTATTATTTAAAATAAATGGCTCTAAAATTGATGGTTCTAAAATTTTAAAAACAGAATTTAATAATAATAGCCTTTCGGATAAATACAAAAATAAAAACATAGATTTGTTTGGGACAAACTATTATTATCAATGCTATTTTTCAGCGGATAATATGGAATTAAATGATGGTAGACTAATTGAAAAAACGTGTATGTATGGCGGTGTGACCGAGCATGATGGAAATCAAATAGATAAAAATAATTCAACTGATAACTCTCATAATATCTTAATTAAAGTTTTTGAAAACGAGAGAAATTCATTATCTTTTGATATACCTACTAATAAGAAAAACATAACAGCACAAGAAATAGATTATAAAGTTAGAAACTATTTACTTAAGCATAAAAATTTATATGAATTTAATAGTTCGCCTTATGAGACTGGCTATATAAAGTTTATCGAAGGAAATGGTCATTCTTTTTGGTATGATATGATGCCTGAATCTGGTGAAAAATTTTATCCGACTAAATATTTACTAATTTATAATGATAATAAGACAGTTGAGAGTAAATCTATTAATGTAGAAGTTCATTTAACCAAAAAATAATTGAGGGAGATTATATTATAAAAAATATTAAAAAGTTTATGAGATTGTTCTGCATAGCTGCGATTATAATAACTTTATTATGTCTTATAAATAATAATTATGTTAATGCTGATGTAGACAAAAATGATTTAAAGAAAAAATCTGATATAGATAGTAGTAAGTTATTTAATTTAACAAGTTATTATACTGATATAACGTGGCAATTAGACGAGTCAAATAAAATTAGTACAGATCAACTACTGAATAATACTATAATATTAAAAGATATTGATATATCCGTACTTAAAACTTCTAGTTTGAAAGTTGAGTTTAACTCATCAGATTTAGCAAATCAATTTAAAGGGAAAAATATAGATATTTATGGACTGTATTATGGAAATAAATGTGTAGGCTTAACTGAAGAAAAAACATCATGCTTATACGGAGGAGTTACGATATATGATGGAAATCAATTAGATGAAGAGAGAGTTATAGGCGTTAATGTATTTAAAGATGGTATCCAACAAGAAGGTTTTGTTATAAAAACTAAAAAGGCTAAAGTAACAGTACAAGAATTAGATACTAAAGTTCGATTTAAATTAGAAAATTTATATAAAATATACAATAAAGATACCGGTAACATACAAAAAGGATGCATTTTCTTTCATTCTAATAATCATCAAAATCAATCATTTTATTATGATTTATATAACATAAAAGGTTCAGTAGGAGCAGAGTTTTTTCAATTTTATAGTGATAATAGAACAGTTAGCTCATCTAATTATCATATCGATGTATTTTTATATAAAGATTAAGTGATTGATGATTATCAACTGAATCATGAAAATAAACTATTATATGAGGGGACAACGATTTGAATAGTAGTAAAATTTGAAATTTATATATTATCTTGAATACGGATTCAAAATTATTTGTTGTAATTAGTAATAATGATAAATAGAATGTTAATTTATTTTGCTAGTGAATTTTTATTTTTAAAACGAATGCTATCGACACACTACAACCTGAACTATCTATAAGCGTGAATTTATAATAAGTTTCATTGTCAAATAGACTGAATAAGTTAGAGGAGGTTTTATGAAGAAATTATCTACTGTAATTATTATTTTGATTCTAGAAATAGTTTTTCATAATATAAATTATGCGAATTCCCAACCCGATCCTAAAATAGACGAACTAAATAAAGTAAGTGATTATAAAAGTAATAAGGGAACTATGGGAAATGTTATGAATCTTTATATGTCTCCACCTGTTGAAGGAAGAGGAGTTATCAATTCTAGACAGTTTTTATCTCATGATTTAATTTTTCCAATTGAGTATAAGAGTTATAATGAGGTTAAAACTGAATTAGAAAATACAGAATTAGCTAACAATTATAAAGGTAAAAAAGTAGACATTTTTGGTGTTCCATATTTTTATACATGTATAATACCTAAATCTGAACCGGATATAAACCAAAATTTTGGAGGTTGTTGTATGTATGGTGGTCTTACATTTAATAGTTCTGAAAATGAAAGAGATAAATTAATTACTGTACAGGTAACAATCGACAATAGACAATCACTTGGATTTACAATAACTACAAATAAGAATATGGTTACTATTCAAGAACTAGATTACAAAGCAAGACACTGGCTCACTAAAGAAAAAAAGCTATACGAGTTTGATGGTTCTGCATTTGAATCTGGATATATAAAATTTACTGAAAAGAACAATACAAGTTTTTGGTTTGACTTATTTCCTAAAAAAGAACTAGTACCTTTTGTTCCATATAAGTTTTTAAATATTTACGGAGATAATAAAGTAGTTGATTCTAAGAGTATTAAAATGGAAGTATTTCTTAATACTCACTGATAAGTATATTTGATATCACTATACAATCATAAAGTGCGTTTTTCGAACTTTTGTTCTAAGTGTTTTATAGATTCATGTAAATAGTTAGTTTATTGCTGGTTGAATTATTTAATTTTTCTCAATGATTTATTCTAAATATGTTTTATGTCAATAGCGGTTTAAAAATGCTGTTTAATGGCGGTTTGAAAATGACGTTTTTTAGAGGTTTAATATTGTCGTGACTTTAAATGTATTTTTACTTTAATAATCTTTTAGTCGCCATGATTCTCCAGTGGAAATGATAATTTAATAACGTATACTTTTGATTGTTTAAGAATGTACAATTTTTTAACACTCTAGAGATAAATATATCGAGGTAATCCGCCTTCTCCGTTAATTTAACGGAAATACAATGAAATGTTAGTATTCTTAAAAGAGCAAGTGTCAAATACGTATCAAGAAAAAGATTTTCTGATTCGTTGACCTTGCTCTTTTTGTTCTAAAATAAAACGTGCAAATAAAAAAGTATCTACTTTTTTACTTGCACGATATGATTTGAAAATTAAAGAATTACAAATAGGGGTCTAATGTTAATTTATGAGGTTAAAGTTTCAATGATTTTTGATTTATTAGACCATTTTAATATCTCAAGGTTCTCATGTTCTGCTACAGTTTGTGCTCTTTCATTTATCGGATGATATACATCATTTACAATTATTAACATGATAGGTTCTAATTTGTTTCTGGAAGGTCTGTTTGGTTTGATATCACGGTAAATATAAGCTTCATTAGTTATTTTGTTAAAATCTAAGTTATTTGTAAAGTTAACTAGTTTTTCTGGTTGTGATTTTGTTTCTGAAACAATATAATCAATAGAATATTTTAAACCTGATTCTCCAGAAACAGAAACTTGTGCTAAACCTCTTATTTCTCGGTCATATAAGAATTCAAATACTTCTTCATAGAATCTGTTTGTAACGTTAGATTTAGTAGTTAAAGTAAGGTCATAAATTTTCAATATGCCTTGAATTAAATTATGTTTAGACTGAGCAAAACTCTAATTTTTAACATCCGCTGTAATTTCTTTATCAACTAATTTTAAATTAAATTGATTTAAAATATTCTGTATAAGTTTAGTTCTCGTTTTTGTGTTTATATCAATACCCAACATTTCTAATTCATTAATCGTCAATCCGTTATCTGATAGACAAATTTCATTATTAGGTAGTGTATCAGCATATATTCTAATAAAATCATTCAAATGGTTCTTAAAGGGAGTAGTAATTTCTGTAGAACTATCTAATTCTTTGAAGATATAATTTTGTTTTAACCAGTTGAAATATTCGTTCATTCTTTCTTCGATAGTCTTCAATAAGTATCCCGCCATTTCTTTTACAGTAATCTTGGTTCTATTATAACATTATCGTGTTTTATATTAGTATACTTCATAAAGAAGTCTAATGATTCTATAATTTCATCTGTTAATTCTAAATCTTCAATATCTTTTAATGGGATCGCAATACCACCATTATTATATTCTTCAGTATATATGTGTATATGTGGCGTAGGTATTCTTTCATTATTTGGTGAATTTGCATGATCGCTACCATTAACATCGAACCTAATCATATCAGTGGTTAAAACATAAATCCTTGGTTATAAAAGAAAATCGGTTTTAAAAAATCGAATCACGATTAATTCAGAAGAGTAGTGGTATTTTTAAATTTTACTTAATGATATTGCTAAGTTCTGGAGTAAATCCAGTAGGATGACCACAAAGTTTTCTTGTAGTTACATAATTCTTTTGAGCCGTTTCAGATTGATATAACTTATTTACATTATTTCTGCTAATTTCACGTAAGATAGTAGATGCGGATCGGTCTAATTTACGTGCAATAGGTCTTAAAGAATAATTTTCTCTATACGTGCTCAGTTAGTATAAGATAGTTATCGCTCATATTGGCAATACTTAAATGTGTTTTCGTGGTTGTAAACACCTTACAATAAAGTGTCCATTGTGGGTATTTTTATGAATTTTTATTGGGTTGCACTTAATATTACAATGTATTGATTAATAAATAATTACTTTTTACAATAATTACATTCATATCCAAAACCATAAAACCTTTTACAATTTGGTTGTTTTTTTATTGATATATGACATACTCATAAAAGTTGGAAAAAAATAATAAGGGTAGGCGGGCTACCCAAATTTTTAGAGTGAAGTTAATCTTAAAGTTTCTCTGTATTGTATAGCTTTTGGTTCATCAATGAATTGAACTGTGCTATTGTGTTCTGATAAAACTTTATCTTTAATTTCATTAATATTAACCTTAAAGAATTCTTTTCTTCCGTTAACTTTATTAACTTTATATTTTTTAAAGTATTCGTGTAATTTGTTTTTAAGCTCAAAAGCATTTTCAGAGAAAATTAAAGCGTGCACATCGAATTCAAAGGGAACAGATGCGCTACTTAATTCATTAATTCTATCCATTGGTTCTAATCTACGGGTTACACCAATCTTATAAACATTTTCTCCAAATGAACCGATATTTGATATTATATAAACAAACCCTGATTGAGCATTATCTTTTCTGTCCTCTACATTTTCTCTTTCAGAATTTAAATTCTTGAGTGATTGATCTAATTCTCTAATCTTTTCAATATATAATTCTTTTTCGACTTGTAAATCTGTGTTATTTAAATACATTGTCAGCTTTTTGATTTCATTATTGTGGTGTCTAATGTCTTTATCAAGCTCTTTTAGTTTTTTCTCCATTTCTTTTTCTGCTTGTTCTATTTCTTTCAGTCTAGCTCGTTCTTCTCTTCTTATGATCTTTTCATCTTCTATCTTAACTTGATACTTGTGCATTAAATCTAACATCTCAAGTTTTATGTCAAGTAAAGTTTCAGGAATACGTACATTATCCGTTTCAAATATTTTATTTATCCCTTCATAACTTTTAAATATTTTGTTCTGCATGCTTTCGATATTTTTGCTATTTACTTTATTTATTAATTGAGAAGTTTCAGCATTAAATAATCGTATTATTTGCTTGGCCTGTGCATTTTGATGTCTCTTATTCTCTGTAGAAACATTAAATATTTTCACTTCTTCAAGATTTAGTAATTCTTTTTCTTTCATTTGTAATTTTTTAATATATGTATTAATTTGAGATGAGTCTACTTCAACTAAATCGAAGGGATAAGTTAATTCTATATCATATTTAAATAATTCATCATTTAAATAACTAGTAATGTGTTCAAGTTCTTTAGTACCTTCTTCTATACTAGATATTAAATCTTTTTTTAGATTCTTCAATTCTTGTATTTCACGCTTGATTTTTTGATTTTCAATGTTGATACTTTTATTTTTTTCTTTCAAGTTTTGAAGTGTTACTAAATCGGGTTCTACAAATTTATTAACAAGTATTAATTTAGATAATGCATATATTGATAAACTGAACGGGATTATTGCTATACCTGGTGTGCCTATACTAAAGAAAGATGTTACTAAGATTGTCCATAATACCCATTGCTTTTTTAAAATTTCTTTTTTCATTTACCTATTCTCCTTAATTTGAATTTATATGTATTTAAATACTCTCGATGGCTTAATTGCTTTAGAGTTTTGACGCTGTGAGAACAAATGCTATATATTTTTTTAATAATCTACTATCGCTTTTACTATATAATTTTTGCTACCTTTTATTATTTAGCTGATATAACTAATTTAGAAATTGTTTTATTGCTACTAAAACGTTTGCAATTGTTGAGAAGATACTTATTGTACCAAAAACCACAGTCGTTATAAAAATAATTTTTGAGTTCTTAAACCTTCATCGTTATTTGATTCTTCATTAAATATCCATTTGCATACCTTCATTATTTTTTCAGTTAATTTATATGAAATAATAAAAAAACATAAAAAAAGCGCATAAAAATGCCAAGAAGAGTCCATTTTAGAAATATCTATATTGATATGATGGCTTAGGATATAAAAAAATACTAAAAAATAAATTATTACTTTACTAATCTTTCTAAAGCTTGATTTCCTACATGAATTAGATGTTAAAGGTATAGAAAGTATAGCGTATAAACTTATTGCTGTTACAAAGAACATTAAAAATATATGTGAAATAGATGATAATAACTTAAAGTATTCTTGATTATTAGATAAATGAACGAGTATATCTATTATAATGTAAGGCACAAATAAGAATGGGAATATGACAAGTGAAAATATTAAGTTTTTTTGGAAGTTACTTTTATCGATATGTTCTTTTACTGTATGTAAACTTTTTCTTAGAACCTGTTTTATCATTGCTTTTAATCCTCCAAATAAGCTGAATTTTACAAAATTAATATTATTTTTATAAAGTGTGTAATTTTGCTTAGTATGTATAAAGGTTGAAACGAATTTTAATTAATTGCTATTTTCCAGTTTACTTGTGAACTTCTACACATCATTTCTTCTACTGATTTACCTGTGTCATTGGCAATCCCTGTCGGTTTAATCATTGTTTTAGCTTGTGCCAAATTTTTGCAGTTCAATATTGATTAAAGTTAAAGTTTTGATTATTTTTTATCCATTAGATTTATTTTGGACTTATTGCGGAAAGTTACCTGCATAGTTAGAACAATGAATTAGTAATTGGTTTTAATGGTATATATTATCATAATACTTCTGAAATTTATGATTTACTTAAATGCAAATATTCGGAAATTTCATAAAGGTATCTGACATGTTTTTCCAAATTCATGCAATGAAACGGTTGGACAAAAGCCTTGCCTACGTCCATAATTTCAAATTTCCGGGTTGGTTTAAGATGTCTCCATTCGTCAATATGTGATAAGTGGTTTCTTCATATAGACATCTACTTTTAGTACTTTTGATAAATTGTGTCTTAATTAAATTTTTTTCAAGAAGATAATATTCTGATTCATAATTAGAAAGTTGAGGATTTTCTTCTATATTTGTTAACTTTGATGTTACTAAATGTAATATTAACTTACCATAATTAGCATTATTTGACATTTATGTTTATAACTTTTCAAGTAAGAATATAACTTTACAAGTCGATAATTAATATCATAATTATATGGAATAATAGTCATGATAGGGAGAATTGTGACATGCATACACAACCTAAATAGCAACAACGAACTAGTAGGTATTCATTTTGCTTCAGATGTGAAAGATGATGACAATAGAAATGCTTATGGCGTCTACTTCACACCAGAGATTAAAAAATTCATTGCAGAAAATATAGATAAATAATCAAATTGTTTTAAAACGAGCGTTGCAATATATCTCAAATTGTAAAGGAGCTTGAAAATGAATAAAAATTTAGTCATTAAAAGCATGGCAGCATTAGCCATTTTAACATCAGTAACTGGAATAAGTGCTGCAGTCGTTGAAGAGACACAACAAATAGCAAAAGCAGAGAAGCATGTTACGCAAGTTAAAGATACAAATGTTTTTCCGTATCATGGCGTCGTTGCATTTAAAGATGCGACAGGCTTTGTAATCGGTAAAAATACAATTATCACTAATAAACATGTATCAAAGGATTATAAAGTTGGCGATAGAATTACTGCTCATCCAAATGGTGACAAAGGAAATGGTGGTATTTATAAAATTAAAAGTATTTCCGATTATCCAGGCAATGAAGATATTTCCGTCATGAATATAGAAGAACAAGCGGTTGAACGTGGATCCAATGGCTTTAATTTTAATGATAATGTTCAAGCATTTAAATTTGCAAAAGATGCTAAAGTTGATGACAAAATTAAAGTTATCGGTTACCCGTTACCTGCACAAAACAGTTTTAAACAATTTGAATCTACAGGAACTATAAAACGAATTAAAGACAATATTTTAAATTTTGATGCATATATCGAACCAGGTAATTCAGGATCACCCGTTCTAAATTCTAACAATGAAGTCATAGGTGTTGTATATGGCGGCATTGGAAAAGTTGGTTCTGAATACAATGGTGCTGTATATTTTACGCCTCAAATTAAAGATTTTATTCAAAAGCACATTGAACAATAAACATATTTAAATATACACCATGAGCATGTGTTCAATAATTTTAATGAAAAACATCGGTCGAATATAACATAAAAAGCAAACGTCTATATCAAAAGCATCATGAATAAACAGAGGAGCACAAAAATGAATAAAAATATAATCATCAAAAGTATTGCGGCATTGACGATATTAACATCAGTGACTGGTGTTAGCACAACAATGGTTGAAGGGATTCAACAAACAGCCAAAGCCGAACATAATGTAACGAAGATAACAAATACTAGTATTTCGCCATACAAAGGCATACTAAGAGTAGGCGCAGCTACAGGATTTGTAGTAGGTAAAAACACTATTTTAACAAATAGACATGTCGTTAAAGATGTGCAAGTAGGTAGTACAGTGCTTGCCCATCCAAATGGCGAAAATGATACTGGCGGATACTATAAAGTCAAAAAAGTTATCCCATATGCAGGCTCGGCAGATTTAGCTATCGTTGAAGTTGAAGAAGATTCAGTTTACCCAAAAAATAAAAAGTTCAGTGAAAATACTGAAATCCTAACGTTGGCATCGGAAGCTAAAGCGAATGAAAGAGTTGCAATCGTTGGCTATCCAGCGCCATATAAAAATAAACATCATATGTATCAATCAACAGGAACAGTACTATCAATTAATGGAGATAAATTAGTATCAGATGCATTTGCTGAAGGTGGCAATTCAGGGTCACCGGTCTTTAACAATAAAAATGAAGTTGTGGGCGTTTTATATAGTGGAGACCAAATTGGTCATTCTAAAAAAGAGTCATACAGCGTATATTTAACGCCTGAAATTAAGAAATTCATCGCAGATAACACAGAAAAATAAGCCGGAAAGCTCACTTACATGCCTCAACTTAGATTACATTTTTAAACTTAATAACTAATTCAACTATCATCATATCTCTGTGATTCTATTTATTCGAAATAATTTTAAAAATAAAACTTCAAAAACCTAACCTTATATTAATACGAATACTTAGAGGAGCACAAAAATGAATAAAAATATAATCATCAAAAGTATTGCGGCATTGACGATTTTAACATCAGTGACTGGCGTCGGCACAACCATTGTTGAAGGTATTCAACAAACAGCAAAAGCCGAACATAATGTGAAGCAAGTACAAAACACAAATATTTCTCCGTATAAAGGAATTGTTAGAATTGGATCAGCTACAGGATTTGTGGTAGGAAAAAATACAATTTTAACAAATAAGCATGTATTACCTGGTGTTCAAGTTGGTAGCACAATTCTTGCTCATCCAAATGGCGAAAATGATACCGGTGGATACTATAAAGTAAAAAAATCATTCCATACGCAGGATCTGAAGATTTAGCAATAGTTCAAGTTGAAGAAGATTCTGTTTATCCAAAAAATAAAAAATTCAGTGAAAATACTGAAGTCCTTAAATTTGCGAGTGGCGCTCAAGTAAATGATCGTTTATCAATCGTTGGTTACCCTAATCCATATAAAAATAAGCATCATATGTTTGAATCAACAGGAAAGATATTATCCATCGATGGTAATCAAATGACTTCAGATGCATTTGCTGAAGGTGGCAATTCAGGATCCCCAGTGTTTAATTCAAATCATGAGGTCATTGCAATTGCATATGCTGTCGATGTCAAAAATGATGCAACAAAAAAATCATATTTAGTTTATTTCACACCCGAGATCAAGAAATTCATTGCAGATAACACAGAAAAATAAACGAACATACAAATCCATCCTTACATTGATAAATAATTTTTTAAAATAAACAACAAACTCAACAATTCAAATCATATCTCTGTGATTCTATTTATTCGAAATGATTCAAAAAAACTCAAAAACCTAACATTATAATTATAAGAATACTTAGAGGAGCACAAAAATGAATAAAAATATAATCATCAAAAGTATAGCAGCATTGACGATTTTAACATCAGTGACTGGTGTTGGCACAACAATGGTTGAAGGTATTCAACAAACAGCCAAAGCCGAACATAATGTGAAACTAATCAAAAATACTAATGTAGCACCATACAATGGTATCGTTTCGATAGGATCTGGAACAGGTTTCATTGTCGGAAAAAATACAATTGTTACTAACAAGCATGTCGTTGCAGGTATGGAAATTGGCGCACATATTATTGCGCATCCTAATGGTGAATATAATAATGGCGGTTTTTATAAAGTTAAAAAAATTGTCCGTTATGCAGGTAAAGAAGATATTGCCATTCTACATGTGGAAGATAAAGCTGTTCATCCAAAAAATAGGAATTTTAAAGATTATACAGGTATTTTAAAAATAGCATCAGAAGCCAAAGAAAATGAACGCATTTCAATTGTTGGCTATCCAGAACCTTATATAAATAAATTTCAAATGTATGAATCAACAGGAAAAGTGCTATCAGTGAAAGGCAACATGATTATTTCTGATGCTTTCGTAGAACCAGGCAACTCAGGTTCAGCTGTATTTAATAGTAAATACGAAGTTGTAGGTGTTCACTTTGGTGGAAACGGCCCTGCAAATAAAAGTACAAAAGGATATGGCGTTTATTTCTCTCCTGAAATTAAGAAATTCATCGCAGATAATTTAGATAAATAATTAAGCAGATAAATCAATCCTTACATAAGATAGATGATTTTTAAAAATTAACAACAAAATCAACAATTCAAATCATATCTCCGTGATTCTATTTATTCGAAATGATTAAAAAAATAAAACTTCAAAAACCTAACCTTATATTAATACGAATAATTATAGGAGCACAAAAATGAATAAAAATATAATCATCAAAAGTATTGCAGCATTGACGATTTTAACATCAGTGACTGGTGTTGGCACAACAATGGTTGAGGGTATTCAACAAACAGCCAAAGCCGAAAATAGTGTAAAACAAATTACAAATACAAATGTTGCACCATACAGTGGGGTTACATGGATGGGCGCAGGAACAGGATTTGTAGTTGGAAATCATACAATCATTACTAATAAACATGTTACCTATCACATGAAAGTCGGTGATGAAATTAAAGCACATCCTAATGGTTTTTATAATAATGGTGGTGGACTTTATAAAGTTACTAAGATTGTAGATTATCCTGGTAAAGAAGATATTGCGGTTGTGCAAGTTGAAGAAAAATCAACACAACCAAAAGGTAGAAAATTCAAAGATTTCACTAGCAAATTTAATATAGCATCAGAGGCTAAAGAAAATGAACCTATATCAGTCATTGGTTATCCAAATCCTAATGGAAATAAACTACAAATGTATGAATCAACTGGTAAAGTATTATCAGTGAATGGGAATATAGTGTCATCGGATGCAATAATCCAGCCTGGTAGCTCTGGATCACCTATATTAAATAGTAAGTACGAAGCTATTGGTGTAATCTATGCAGGTAATAAGCCATCAGGTGAAAGCACAAGAGCATTCGCTGTTTATTTCTCTCCTGAAATTAAGAAATTCATTGCAGATAATTTAGATAAATAATTAAAACTTAGACATTCACCCAATCCTGACAAAATATACTATAACTAACATTTATTAATATATATTGCATTATTTAATATGCATCAAAGCCAATCAATGATTGATTTTCACCAACTCAATTGTTGATTGGTTTTATTTATGTATGAATGAACAACTTTTTGACATCATTGAGAATATAAATGATTTTGAAAGCATTTGAAAGCTACAACATTTCCAAAAAAATTTTCAATAACAATTGCGCCGCTAAAACTCAAAATTTCCACAACCAACATCAAAATTCTAAACATCGCAACAAAACCAAATGTTATAATAAATCTATTACACAAAGAGATAAATTACTTATGCAAAGGCGGAGGAATCACATGTCTATTACTGAAAAACAACGTCAGCAACAAGCTGAATTACATAAAAAATTATGGTCGATTGCGAATGATTTAAGAGGGAACATGGATGCGAGTGAATTCCGTAATTACATTTTAGGCTTGATTTTCTATTGCTTCTTATCTGAAAAAGCCGAACAAGAATATGCAGATGCCTTGTCAGGTGAAGACATCACGTATCAAGAAGCATGGGCAGATGAAGAATACCGTGAAGACTTAAAAGTAGAATTAATTGACCAAGTCGGTTACTTCATTGAGCCACAAGATTTATTCAGCGCGATGATTCATGAAATTGAAACGCAAGATTTCGATATCGAACATCTGGCGACGGCAATTCGTAAAGTTGAAACATCAACACTAGGTGAAGAAAGTGAAAATGACTTTATCGGACTGTTCAGCGATATGGACTTAAGTTCAACGCGTTTAGGTAACAATGTCAAAGAACGTACTGCGTTAATTTCCAAAGTTATGGTTAATCTTGACGATTTACCATTCGTTCACAGTGATATGGAAATTGATATGTTAGGTGATGCATATGAATTCCTTATCGGGCGCTTTGCGGCGACAGCGGGTAAAAAAGCTGGCGAGTTCTATACACCACAACAAGTATCTAAGATACTGGCAAAGATTGTCACAGACGGTAAAGATAAATTACGTCACGTGTATGACCCAACATGTGGTTCAGGTTCATTACTGTTGCGTGTTGGTAAAGAGACACAAGTATATCGTTATTTCGGACAAGAACGTAACAATACCACATACAACTTAGCACGCATGAACATGTTGTTACATGATGTACGTTATGAGAACTTTGATATCCGTAATGATGATACGTTGGAAAATCCAGCCTTTTTAGGCAATACATTTGATGCGGTTATTGCGAACCCACCATACAGTGCGAAATGGACAGCAGATTCAAAATTTGAAAATGATGAACGTTTTAGTGGTTACGGCAAACTTGCGCCAAAATCCAAAGCAGACTTTGCCTTTATTCAACACATGGTACATTACTTAGACGATGAAGGTACCATGGCCGTTGTACTCCCACATGGTGTCTTATTCCGTGGTGCCGCAGAAGGTATCATTCGTCGTTATTTAATTGAAGAAAAGAACTACTTAGAAGCCGTGATTGGTTTGCCAGCGAATATTTTCTATGGGACAAGTATTCCAACATGTATTTTAGTATTTAAAAAATGTCGCCAACAAGACGACAACGTATTATTTATCGATGCATCCAATGATTTTGAAAAAGGAAAAAATCAAAACCATTTAAGCGATGCCCAAGTCGAACGTATTATAGACACATATAAGCGTAAAAAAACGATTGATAAATATAGCTACAGCGCGACATTACAAGAGATTGCCGATAACGATTACAACTTAAACATACCGCGATATGTCGATACATTCGAAGAAGAAGCGCCAATTGATTTAGATCAAGTCCAACAAGATTTGAAAAATATCGATAAAGAAATCGCAGAAATTGAACAAGAAATCAATGCATACCTGAAAGAACTTGGGGTGTTGAAAGATGAGTAATACACAAACGAAAAATGTGCCAGAGTTGAGATTCCCAGGGTTTGAAGGCGAATGGGAAGAGAAAAAGTTAGGGGATCTTATAAAAGTTAATTCTGGAAAAGATTATAAACATTTGGAAAAAGGTGATATACCAGTCTATGGTACTGGCGGTTATATGACAAGTGTTTCAGAACCACTAAGTGAAATTGATGCTGTTGGTATTGGGAGAAAAGGGACTATAAACAAACCATATTTGCTTGAGGCGCCGTTTTGGACGGTGGATACATTATTTTATTGTACACCTAAAAAAGAAACAGACATACTATTTATATTAAGTTTATTTAGAAAAATAAATTGGAAAGTATACGATGAATCAACAGGTGTGCCAAGCTTAAGTAAACAAACCATTAATAAAATAAATAGATTTGTCCCTTCAAATAAAGAGCAGCAAAAAATAGGCGAATTCTTCATCAAACTCGACCGACAAATTGAATTAGAAGAACAAAAACTTGAATTACTTCAACAACAGAAAAAAGGCTATATGCAGAAAATCTTCTCACAGGAATTGCGATTCAAGGATGAGAATGGAAACGATTATCCGAATTGGGAAGAGAAGAAAATAGAAGATATAGCAAGCCAAGTATATGGAGGCGGAACACCAAATACAAAGATTAAAGAATTTTGGAATGGAGATATTCCATGGATTCAAAGCTCTGACGTAAAAGTAAATGATTTGATTCTACGACAATGTAATAAATTTATTTCCAAGAATTCAATTGAGCTTTCTTCTGCAAAACTTATTCCTGCCAATTCAATTGCAATAGTTACAAGAGTCGGGGTTGGAAAACTGTGTTTGGTAGAATTTGATTATGCTACAAGTCAAGATTTTTTATCATTAAGTAGTCTTAAATATGACAAATTATACTCATTATATTCATTGCTATATACAATGAAAAAAATTAGCGCTAATCTACAAGGAACTTCAATTAAAGGTATAACAAAAAAAGAGTTGTTAGATAGTATAATAAAGATACCCCATAATCTAGAAGAACAGCAAAAAATAGGTGATCTATTTTATAAAATTGATAAATATATCAGTTTTAATAAATGTAAAATTGAGATACTTAAAAGTCTCAAACAAGGATTACTTCAAAAAATTTTTATATAAATGATATAGAATTTAAAATTTTGTAGAGGTGAATTGATGGAAAAATTAAATGAAGCAATTAAAAACTATATAGATAGTGATGAATTGTTCGCCCTTTTTATAGATGGACAATGGGGAGTAGGGAAAACTTATTATATTAAAAATAAAATATTAAAGGAATTTGATGATAAAATAGAAATTAGGTATATAAGTTTATATGGCCTGCAAAACTTATATGAAATTAAGAGTATAATCATAAGTAAATTGATAAATACATCTACTAAAAATCTTAGGAAAGTCCTAAAAAGCATGAAAAATTTCCAAGTAGTACCTTATTTAAATATGAATAACTTTTCTGATAACATATTACGTTATATTGATGATAATTCATTAAAAAAGATAAAAAATTCCCTGATGAAAAATAATAAAAGTGCTTTGCTAATAATCGATGATGTTGAAAGAATGAGTGACAAAGTAAGTTTTGAAGAATTTTTGGGATTTATTAGAAATGATTTAATTGATTATTTAGACTGTAAAGTGCTATTTATAGGAAATTTAGATGAGCTAAATAAAAAAGCGGATTTTCATAAGAATAGTGAGAAAATAATTTCTAGAATATTAAAGTTTCCTAATAATAGAGAAGTAGCAATGGATATAGTAAAAAGTAATTTACCTAAGTTATTTGTAAAGAACATCTCTACTAAAGAGCTATTTAATGGTTTTTTTGATATAAGTGATGAAAAAAAAGAAATTATTTTCGAAAAATCTAAACAAAATAATTTAAATTATAAATATTACCATTTGAATATGAGAACTTTGAATTTAGTAGTTTCAAACTTCAAGTTAATTATTAATAAAATGCAAGATGAGATTAAATATAAATCAAAAGATTTTAAAATCACCTTGTACATTTCATTATTCATTTCATTATTCATTCTGTATAATGAATTTCGAAGCGGAAATTTAGGTGAATCTGAAATTAAGGATCTTCAATTTACATATAATGATTTTAACAATTTAAATACGAAAACATCTATTGCTTTGTTTAAATACTTATACAAAAATAATGAACTAGCAAATTATGTCTTTTTTGATATAGAGCTAAAGAACTTATTATTATATGGTATTTTTGATGAATCAATTTTTTTGAAAAATATAACGAATAACTTCAAAGAAGAAGATGCTAAAGCTGATTTATTAAATGTATTAAAAGAATTCTTTAAATTAAGTGAAAGTGAACTACTTGAAAAAGAAATTCAAGCTATAGAAATAATAAAAGATAAAAACAATGAAAATTTTAATTATAAAGTAAAAGCTTATTTATCTTTATTAAATTTAAAAGGAAAAAACTTATATTTAATAGATGGCATTAAAATTAGCGAATTAGAAGATGAATTAGTGGATAATTACGATTTGCATCAGAATAATTTAATAGTTGGAGATACGATAAATAGACTAGATTTAGTTAGCTTTTCAAACGAGCAACTATATGAAGAAATCAAAAGTTTAAAAGACCGTTTAATAAATAAAAGAACAACTTTGATGACTTCTATATATAACCAATACTTAGAAACTATTTTAAATGGTGACTTTACAAATAGAACTAAATTAAAAGAAGCGTATATTGGAATGAAAGATATAGATACTATAGAAATAATCTATAATAATTTAAACAAAGTATCAAATGAGCTTAAAAGTAGTAATGAGAAAATTATTAATTTAAGTGCATTCATTAAAGATAATCATTGTAATAATGATGATAATATTCAATTAGAATATATTATAGGTGAGATGAAAAAATTAAAAGATGGTACTAAAGATAGAGTTACACAAATGTGTTTTAGCATGTTGATCGATACACTGAAAGATATATAG